CACGGGACGTCGGGCGTTCCGCCCGTGCCGCTGTTCGACACCCCCGAGATGTCATCGGACGCGCCGGACATCACCAACTCGGTGACGATCGGGTATTCTATCCCGCCGACTTCCGCGATGACGTACTCCACGGAGACCGTCCCGCTCCCGCCGCCCTCGTTGATCGCCTCCACCGTGATCGTCTGCGACGGGCTCATCGGGGGCGCGTTGGCGATCCACCAAAGCGTCGAGCCGGCCACGTCGTTCCCCGCGTCCTGGGCGAAGCTGCTCGGCCCGTCCAGACCGCTCGTGAACGTGCCGCCGTAGCCTCCAGAGACGACGGGCGCGTTCATCGCCACGCCGCCCGTGTTCGACGACACGAAAGCCACCAGTAGCAGCAGGCTCGCGTTCGTAGTTGGCGAGGTGAATCCTCCGGCGCTGGACGTGATCGTGCCGAGGGATGACACGATGCCAGATGCCGAGCCTCCCTGCTTCCACGCCTGCAACAGGCTGGCGGCCATTACGGGTTCTCCGGCGCGCCCGTCTGCCCGCTGCCCACGGGGTGGACGTGCGTCGAGTAGGTCGTCGAGTCGTTCACTATCGTGCCGTTGACCACGAGGTTTCCGGTCACGCCAAGGTTCCCGGTCACGGTTATGCCGAGGCTGCTCGCAGTCAGCTTTATCGTTCCGGAAAGGTTGCGGAGTTCGGCAGAGGAGGTGTTGTAGTCGGGGATCGGCACGGCGGCCGAGTGAGGCCTGAAGATCGCCACGCCGTCGGCGAAGTTGTGCCGCCTGAGCGGAGGAAGCTGCACGTTGTTCGCTCCGCCAGACTGCCGCCACGCGTCCAGCGCGTTGTCGTTGAAGATGACGAAGCATTCGTCGCCGGCCTGGATCGGGAATGTCTGGAGCCACCCTCCGCCGCCCGCGACCACGACGGTGGCGCGAAACGGGTGCGTCCACTTGAAGTCCTGGGGCGTCATCACGCCGCCCACGTTCTGGTAGGTCTTCTCCATCACCGCAGGGAGCACGGTCACGATGGGCGGAGTGGTTGCTCCGTCCCCGGGGTCGAACTTCTGGACGATGCAGACCATGGCCACTCGCAGGGAAGCCATCGCCTGCTTGACGGCGCTCCCCACCTCGTCGGTCGGGAGCCCGAGCCACTGCGAAAGCGAGAGGAAGTCGAGCGTCTGCCCGTTGCTCATTGCGACGACCCGATCAGCTTCGTGATCAGCGCGCCCTGGTTGACCGCGCCCTTGATGTCCGTCTGCCACAGGTCGCCGCGCGAATCGCCCCTATGCCTCACCTGGAGGACGGCGTACTTCAGCGGAGGGCTGAGCGGGTACGGCGGGTAGCCGGCGGCGTTCGGCTGGTACGGTATCTGCTCGATGAGAGCCTGGTCGATGGACACCACCTGGAGCGGCAGCTTCGTCACCACGAACGGGTTGAGCAGCACGGAGAAATCTACTCCGTTCTGGTTCTGGACCGGCGTTCCGAGCAGCCCGTTGGACGGGGTGAATGTGAAGTCCGAGGTGGCCGTGTCCACCCCCTCCGCCGGGTCGCCGACGTAGATGCCGGTGTCCGTCGCGGCCAGTCCGCGCTGCTTCATGAACCAGACGAGGTCGTTCGCCTTCGTGATCTCGTCCAGCACCTGCGCCGGGTTCCCCGCCACAACGCTGTCGTACTTCAGCTGCGTGTCGCTCAGCTTGGACGGCAGCGGGGTTTCTAAATGCAGCCCGAGCGACTCGATCATCGAGGTCACGATCTGCGCCTGGTTGAACCCGGAGTACACGGCGCTCAATGTCTGCCCGTTGATCGCCTGGAGCAGCCCGATTATGCAGTGCAGCGTCAGCCGGTAATCGGTGACGTTCTCCCGCGTCCACGTCGGCTGGAGGATCGGACCCTGCCAGATGATGCCGTAGTTGCCGTTCTGGTACCCGGCGCTCAGGATGACGTTCATCCCCGGCTTGACCGCGTAGGCGTCCTTGATCAGCCCGATGGAGGTCGCCGGCCCGAGGTTGTAGATGTCGATGTCGGCGAACCAGTAGGCGTTCTGGAAAACCAGCGTGCGCACGTCGAAGGTGATGCGCAGCGCCTCCGGCTCGAACGAGCTGTCGCTGACCGTGAACACGGTGGTCGAGCCGTCCGACTGCGGCGTGAGCACCTGGAGCGAGTACTTGCGCCCGTACAGGCCCTGGGAGTTGACGGTCTGCCCGGTGCCGACCTGCGGGTATGTTGTGGAGGTTCCGCCCATGCTACGGCGTGTCTCCCCAGATGTCTAAATAGCCGGAGCCGAGGTTCTGGTTGTTGGGATAGTTCGGAGTCTCCGATCCGGACACGTTGAGGATGTACTCCGAACCGATCTGAAGGTAGCTGTACTGGCGTAAAATGTTGCACGCAGGCCCGTTCCCAGTGAGCAGCGGTACGGAGTCGAGCAGCAGGTTCCCGGCCGAGTCGGAGAGCGTTTCGCACCAGTACCCGGCGATCTCGTTATAGCGCAAGACGCGCATCAGGGTGAGCGGGCTCCCGTCCACGGACAAGGTGAGCGTCTGCGTCAAGTTCGGCTGCGGCGGGTTCGGGAGCGGGATGATCTGCTGCATCGCTAGGGGCTCGGCTGCAAAGTTCCGATCCAGCCCACGGGGTCGCTGTTCCAGTTCGGGTTGGGGTTCGGAGTGACCGGCGCGCTCGGCGGGGTCGCCGCGGGCGTCAAGGTCGTGTTGGTGCCGTAGATGGAAGTCGGGACCGTCACCGACTGCGTGTTCCCGGTGCTCGTCTGCTGCGAGGAGTCCGGGCGGCTGCTCTGCACGACCGTCGTGCTCGTCTGCGCGATGATGATCTGGATGAAGGTTATGACAAACTTCACTCCATTGGAGGTCTCCAGCGTGTCCGCCGCTCTGATCGACTCTATGCCCATCACGCCGTACTGCTTCAAGCGGGTCGCGAGGTAAAGTTGCTGGCCCTGCTCCTTCAGCGCCACGAACTTCGTGAAGGCGTCTATCGATGAAGTATATTGTCCGTTGGAGAAGGACTGCATCGCGTCTGAGAAGCCGACGCCGATAACCACTCTGTCCGGAAGGTTGAACGAGTGGTCCGTGATCGACGTGTTATTCTGCACCGGGTGCTGCGTGAACCTTCGGGTGAGGTAGTGGTCCGTCGAGAACACGGCGTCGAAGTAGAATATGACAGGCTGGCCCGGAGTCGTCACCGGTGGGATCGGAGTCCCGCCCGTCTCAAGGTTCGAGACGCCGAGCGTGGTAGTAGAAACGCCCACGGTGGCCGTCGGCTCCGTGTAGGACACGTAGACCAGTTGAGGCTGCGAGGCCCACTGCGGCGGCCGCCAGCCCTGCCCCGCCACGCTAGTATCCTCCCGTCACGTACACCTGCCCCGACTGCACCTGCTGCCTCTGAGACTTCAGCCGGTTCGTCTCTTCGATGAACTTCCGCGCGTGCTCCGCCGGATCGCTCGTCTGCGCGTAGATGTTGACGTTGATAGTCTCCGCCAGCGCGCGGGCGTGCTCCATGCCGCGGGCGTAGTTCTGCGGCGTGTCCTCCATGTAGTGGCCGGCCTTGAGCGCCTGCGCCCACTCCTGCTCCGTCTGGGCCGTGCGCAGCCCGGAGAACCTTCCGCGGCTGATGAGGCGCTCGTAAGCCTGCGCGAACTCGTCGACCGACGAAAATTCTCTATAGGCTCCAGTAACGGTTTTCATACCGCCGAGGTTGAGTTGTTCCCGCGCCAGCCTGCTCGTGAACCCGCCCGTCTCGTGCGCCCACTGCTCGAAGATCAGGCGCGGATTGACTCCGAGGTCGGCCCCGATGCTCATGGCGGCAGCCATTGCCTGCTGCGGCAGCGTCTTGCCCCTTTGCTGGAATATGGGGAGTTGAGCTTTGTATTTCTCCATTGACTCGGACTTCATTCCACTTTCCGGGAACATCCTCGCGAACATGTCCCCCATGGTCGCCGGTTTCCCGACCGGACCCCAAAGCCACTTGTCACTTCCCGTCTGACCCGCTGGCTGATGAAGCAGCGCGAACCACTCCCGCGTCTCGTCGATGATGTCTGCCAGTTCGTCGGAGATGTGCTGAAGCGATAGGCTGATGGTTTCGAGGTTAGCTTTTCCGCCGATGAGGCGCTGGTCGTTGTACAACACCCCGACCATCTGCACGAAGTCGTCCGCGACCATCTGCCCCATCGAGCCTATGTCCTTAAGTATGCTCCAAACGTCCCTCAGGACAGGAGCCAGATAGGTAGCGGCCTTGTTCGCTAAGTCCGGGATGTTCTGGATCAGCCACTCGTTCCAACTCTTGAGCCGCATCAGTATCCCGTTCTCGTCTCCGGTAAGAGCCTTTGACAGCGACTTGGTCAGCGCCATCACGAACAGCCCTGCCTCCTGCCGCAGCCGCGTGAACTGGAATTCCACGTCGCGTATCCGGCGCATCTCCCGCTCGAAGTCCGCCGGGCCGAGCGCAGCCATGATGCGGCGGTTGTCCTCCGAGAGCGTCTTGTACCTCTCGCGCAACTCCGGCGGCCCGAAGATCACGTCCTGGGCAGAGACTCCCAAAGCGTCCAGCGCCATTTTCATCTCGCGGAACTGCGGCAAAGACATCATCATCCGGCGCGCCATGAGTTGCATCTGCAAATCGCCGCGGGCGGTCTCTGTCGCTAGTGCTACCGTCCCTGTAGCTATCGCCGTGAGCACTCCGACGACGGACGCCCCAGCCTCGACGAAACTGGTGGCCATGCCGCCGGTGAAGCGTGTGATGTTCTGCGTGGCGACGCGGATGGCCTCGTCAAATTTCCGCTGGCTCTGAGAATTCACGTCGAAATTCAAAGCCACCAAATAACTCTTTATGACCGATGTGTCCAATTTTCTAACCCCACCTCGAAAACCACGACAGCGGGAGCGACAGAAGTGGCTTCTTGCTCCTCGCTTGATCCATAACATCCAAGCGCGATTTCTCTCTGATATCGAGCAGCGCGTGAGCCGTCAGCAAATCGGAGACGCGGTAGGTCCCGTCGAAGACTTCGCGCTGCTGCCACATTCCTGAGAGCACCGGGCGGTAGATGAATAAGTCTATGCCGTCGGAGTTGCCGGGAACATCTTCAGCAACTCCCTTAAGAAAAAAGGGGAGCAGGACAACTGGAGCGATTTCAGCACGAGGTCGTCGACTCCCGGGCCGTTCTCCTGCAGCGCGGCATCCGCGATCCGTCCGTTCACCAGCAGGTCGCACGGGGCGTTCGTCGGGGCGTCGTAGTACCTGCAAACTTGCAGGGCGTAGCGCTGAATTTTCTCGCACGCCTCCTCGCTGATGGTGGACGGAGCGATGGACCATGTGTACTCGACTGATCCGTCGGCGATCTCCTGCTGCTCCTCTGGGGAAGGAGTCTGGTTTCTGTCCGGGGCGGAAGTCTGTCCCTTGTCCCTGCGCGAGAACTCGATGGCTGCGCCCTTCAGCCAGCCGTAGACTCGTCCGGCGACGAAGGGAGTCATCTGCTCGATGTGGTACTTCTTTCCGTTCACAGTCACATCTTTGCTTTGCATGAAGTCCTCAGTGTTACGTGTTCGTCACGTCAGCCGCCATGAACTCCCATGTGGTGTGCTCGCCCTGCGCGGCATATGGCGTGTCGGGCTGCTTTGTCGGGCTGAGTCCCGTGAGCACGTGCCCGGTGTTCGTGGTCACCGAGCGGATGGAGAGCGTGGCCGAGGCCCAGTTTGTCACGTCGTTGTTCCTCTGCGCCGCGATCAGCTGGTTCATGAACTCGGTGAAGAACTGGTGGATGACCGAGGTCTGCTGCGTCTCGATGGTGACGTGCCCGTTGTCGCCCTTGATGCTTGACACCATGATGGCCCCGTCCGCCGCCACGTCGTGCACCGTGCGGACCGTGGTCATGGCGACGACGATGCGCGTCGTTCCGATTGGGCCGGAGAACGACATCGCGGGAACTAATGGAGACGCGAACGCGATCACGACATCCCCGAAACTGTACACGCCGCCGGTTGGTTGCGCCATAATATGTTTCTCCTGTTCCTAGAACTGGACCTGCAAATTGATCTGGACGGACTGAATTGCGCCCGGAGTGTTCACGCAGACGTAGATCGGCATCCCCTGTCGCGCCTGCTGCGCAGCCGAAGTCTGCGTGGCGAACGATGCCGCGAACACCGTGTATCCATTCGTGAGCGCCTGCCCGTTCGTGATCCCGATGGTGCCGCCGGTCCCGTTCGGAAGCTGGATCGTCGCGCCGCCCCACACTCCCGGCTGGATGAACCCGACGGCGCCCAGCGCGTCGCACGCCTGGTTGACGGCGTGGATCAACAATTGTTCGCCGGCGTTGTCCTCGGGAACCGCGGGAAGCAGCGCGAGCGCGTTCGCCACGTTGTATTGAATCTGCGCTTTCAGGACATTGAGGAAAGTCACGAAGTCTGAAAACCAATTCGTCCGGCCGCTGATCCCCGGATACACCCAGGCATAGGCGTTGTTGAAGTTGCCGTAGATGTTGCAATTCTTCGACAGTATGTTTTGGTACTGCTGCAGGGTGAGCGGCTCCGGGGTCACTCCGACCAGCGTCTTGAAGGCGAGCGTGTAGTAGCTCCCGGCCAGTCCGGTGTTCAACCCCATCTCCAATCCCATCATGCCGGCGGCCGCGTAAACGTTGTTAGGGGCGGTCCCGTTTTGTGTGGTCGAGTAGATGCCGGTCACGTTCGAGAGGCTGTTGGCCTCCATGTAGCTGGCCACGTCCGTCGATCCGGATTGGTACGGAGATTGAGAGATCGCCACCGTGGACGACGCCCAATAGTATTTCGCGGGCGGCGAGATGCCTTGGACGAACGTGGCGATGGCCTCGTGGTCAGAGTCGGCGGCGGTCGTGGACGTGCAGCCGTACCACGTGCCGTTCGCGTTGCGCAGGTACGCGAAACACGCTTCCGGGGTTTCCCCGATGGCCGTGACGTCGACGTACAATCCGCTCGCGGCGGGGTTCGCGACGGTCACGTTCGCTGTTGCCAGATCCGTTCCGGTCGTGTAACCCGTGCCGTCGGAAGTGAGCACCGGCGCCAAAGTGAGCGGAACTCCGCCCGCCGCGACTGTGAGTATCTCCGCCTGCCCCGTGACGTTCGGGGGTGACCCCTGAAGCACCTGCACTATGTCCCCGGCGGTGTAATTCGTTCCCGCCGCCCCGGAATGGGGAATCAGCGTTTTCAGTGAAGACGGGTTTTGCAGGCCGACGAACACCAACTGCGCGGCCTGATTCTGCGAGAAGTAGATGCCCGCCTCGATGTACTCGGGCGACGTGAGCAGAAATCCAGCCGCGATCATTGCGGAGGACCAATCCCCCTGCGAGAACTGCAGAATCCTAGAATTAGCCGCCGCGTATCCGCTGGCAACCGTCGTCCCGGTTATGAGCCCGATGTTGTACGTGGGCGCGGTCACGGCTATGCCCTGCGTGGTCACGGTGATAGGAACGACCAAACTCAATGGAAGCGCGGTGCTGGACATTATGATGCTCCTTTATGCTTGGTGTAAATGTTGACGGTCACGGGATCACGAGCGTGGTGCCATCGTCGGTGATGCCGACCTGGTTGCGGCGGGCCAGCGGAGACGGGCCGGACTTCACCCCGGTCAGCGACTCTATGTACTCGTTCAGCCTCTGGCTTGCCGCCTGGACCGCCCGGCTGTACGGGGCTGCGGCCAGCTGCGCGGCAGCCACGGCGTCCTTGAGGCTGGCTATCTTCTCCTGCTGCTCCTGCGTGAGTGGTATGACTCTCATAGTCGATTCCTCAGTGGACGATGCACAAAAAGTCTGGATCGCTGCCGGTCCTGTAAATCTCCCCGGCGGACAGGCCGCCGTCAACCGCCTCCGCGTTGTCGGCGTAAGTCGGAGGCAAGATGCTTAAACTCAGGGCGGTGACTTCCATCGGACCAGAGAGTACGCTTGGCGCTGTGCTTCGGGATTTAATGAAATAACGCGTTGCGCCGTTGATGCCGTAGTCTGACCCATTACTCTCCGGAAAAACGTAAATTCCTATAGCTTCTCCCGTCGAAGGATCTGCGCTCACGCCTTCTATGTAAAGAGCGGCCCCGAACTGAATTCCGGAAGGACCGGTTCCTCGCCCAGAAACATTCTGTCCTACAGCTATGTCGATGGCAGCGCCAGCGCTAACCGTGCCACCATTGTTCCACACGCCAAAGAAGCTGCCAAACAAATGTGCGCCGGCGACTGTAGCATCTTCCGCGAAAACATCTGCGGCATAGCCGGATGCCACTGCATCCGACGAACTGCTTGCAACTACGGCTTGCGTATAATTACCATACGACCCACATGGTGACGCTACACTAGTGGACATTCCTATGATGTACGTGGCCAGATCGGAACAGTATCCTCCGGTCTGCAATACTGCGCCTATATCGCCATTGCCAAACCCAGCCGGAACGATTGCGTTAACCGAATTGAGGCCGGGATAGATTAAAGATTGCAGATACTCCGGCAATGCGGAGAGACTTCCAAAAGTAAACAGCCCATCGAGGTCGACGATGTTCCCGTCCTCGTCGATCGTGGCCGAGGAGCCGGAGAACAAGCCGTTGTCGTTGAACTGGATCGCGCCATCAGTTCCCTCCGGTGAACCGCCGAGCGCGGCTATCGCCTCGGCCGTGAGGCTCACGTCCTGGTCGTCGTCCCGCACGGCGTAGACCAGGTCGGCGGGTTGGGCCGCCCCGCCGGGGGTGAGGTTGATTATCTTCTCGCTGAGCGCCGTCGGCATAGTTTTATCCAGAAAGCCCGAGCGTGGTCTCCCCGTCGGACAGCAGCAAGCCGCCGCCGCTCGACAGCAGGAGCACGTTCTCCAATTCCGATTCCAGCGGAACCACGAAGTCCGCGACCAGCCCCGCCTCGCCCTCGTAGACCTTGACCTCGACCGAGGCCATCGCCGGTATGACGAGCGGCTCCTGCACGTACTCGTTGAACTCCGCCTCGAAGTCCGTCCGCTCCCACCACTCGCCGTCCGAGTAGTACGGAACCCTGCGCGGGGTAGGAGTGTCAGGCACCCAGTAGAGCGCCAGCCCGAGGGCCGCGAACGTGTCGTGCACCTGCTGCGTGTACAAGGCGGACTCGAACTGCCGCGCCCGGTCGAACGCCAGCTGCGGCCCGTAGAACTCCCAGTACGTCCTCCAGACGCGCGTGTAGCTCGTGAGCAAGACCAGGGTCTGCGGCGGGTTGTTGGCGTCGTTCGGGTTCGGCAGCAACTGGCGGTTCCTGACGCGGTTCACCGGAGGGACGTCGGTCAACTCGCAGCGCAGGTAGACGATCTCGTCCGTCGCCGCGTTGAACGGCTGCCCCCGCCTCTGCCATCCGACCCTGACCGTGTTGTAGACCGTTTGAGGTATCGGCGGAGTCGGAGTGTTCGGGATCGGGATCATGCCGAGGGCCACGGCGGTCAACGTCTGCATCGCGGGCTGGATCGTCTGCGGCGTCAATGGAACCGGGTAAGCGCTCACTTGGAATAATCCCTCAGCGAGATCACGACGATGTAAGCCACTACCGCGATTCCGGAGAAGATCATCGCGCCGAGAATCCAAGGCATCACGCGCCCAGAATCCTCGCTGCGAGGCCCCACCAATAGCCCCTGCTGGAATAGTCGCGCACCGCGACGATGCGGTACAACTCACCGTGGTACATCAGCAAATCGCTCGTCGCCGGATTCCCGTTAGTGTCCTGTTCCCGCGTCACGTAAATCGGCAGTTCGCAGTTGATCGTGATCGCTCCGTGGATGTGATCTGCGTCCGGCTGCGCGTCCACGACTTTCGGATCGGCGATGGTGACGTTGCCGTAGTAATTCAAATTCGTGTACTTGTCGTTCCATCCGCCCGGACCCCACGCCCCGCCGTTGCTGCGCTGAATCACGAACGGTTCGGCTGTAAGTGGATTGTTGCATGTGAAGGAGAGGTCCATCTACTTATTGCACGCTATCGGTTAGCGAAGTAAACCGTCCAAACTCATCTTGTGGAACTCGAATAATAGGATGGCGACCTTCAGCGTATGCCCGCTTCAAAGACTCTGAGCGCTTCTGTTTAGTCTCCTCAGATTGTTTCTTGCCTTTGTGAGATAGCGAGAGATTAGCCCGCCATTCTGCCGAATGAGTCTTGCCTTTATTCCAAGCAGTTTGACCTTTTTTCCATCTAGTCTCTTTCCCGGCTTCTGCGAGAATTGCTCCAGTATTATTGCGAATAGACGCTATCCTGATCTTTTGACGCGTTGAGGGAGAAAGAGGGGCGCGCTTACGCCCGCGCTGCCATGCTCCTATTTTTTCTCGAGTCTCGGCAGAAATAACTCTTGTAAAGAGATACTGCCGCAACTTCTCTTTAGTCTTTTCAGACATAGGAAGATGCTTGGAAGAGGCCCGCATCCTCGCCTTTGTCTCTTCCGATGCTTTCTTCCCGAGGTGCGAGCGCCGGTTTTTCTCGATTACCTCAGGCGCGGGATCACATACTCCATCACCGCCAGCAGTGAGGTTGTACCCATGAGGAGCCTTAGAATTTAATAGTGCGATGTAGTATTTTTCTTTCTGGTTCAACTCTTCAAATGAAGAAGCGTGGTCAATAATAGAGAACTCGAACGAGCGCGTTCCATATTTTTTTATCGCTCCATGAATTGCTGTCAATCTCTTTCTAGACGTTGGAGCATTCAGGTGCTGCTGACGGCGTTTTGCAAGTGTATGCTTAGTAATCCCAACATATAACTTGCCGTTAACCATGTTCCTGATACGGTAGACAATCACTTTGCTCTCTCGCCTAACAACCAAATTATACTTTGTCGCAAGGCACCTGTGTCTATGTTTCTCCGGCTCGAACCCTTGCGGCGAATTGTAGCGGCGGCGTTCGGCGGCCAGTTGTTGCGCGGGTCTGTGAAAAAATTGCGTACGACGTTCTGCCCAGCCATGCCCGCTCGCTTCATGTATGTAACCGCCTGCGCCCTTTTCCCGTCCAACTGCAAACTTGCAGCCTCGCGCAGTTCGGGGATGATCTTGTCTTGATCTAACTCGATCGCCGGTTCGATGATCGGCGTCGGCGGCGTGTGGTACGCCATGCTGCCGCGCGACTTGATGTACAACTCCTGTGCCGCATTGTATGACACGTTGCGGTTCAGCATCATCGCGCCCATGATTCGGCGGGCGTCTATCGTTCTCACGCCCTTGGTTAACAGAAACGCCAATTCTGCATTCGTGATGTCCCCGCCTTTCCGAGACGGGCTCGCTTCTGGAATCCCGACATAAACAGCTAAGTCCTCGATCCCGCGTATGTTCTTCGCGGCCTTCACCGATCCATCTAAAACAGTCTTCACTTGGATGTTAGGCTTGAACACGATTCACCGAACATACATCGGCCCGATCCCTATGATGCGGGCGAGCGTGGCTAAATTTTGTCCGTAAATTGTGAGGTTCCACGCTGCGAACTCTTCCAAGTCCGGTGGCTGCACCGATTGGCTCACGTCGCCAGCCGACTGACTGACCAAGATACCAGAAGCCAATCCGCTGCGCGCTATCGCGCCCGGCGTGGTTCCCGCGTTCCCCTCTGACTCCATGTAGAGCGTGGCGAAGTGCGCGATGAACAGCGCCATGCCCATCAACCACTGGTCCTGCCAGCGGGCGAAGTTTATGGAGGCACTCGCCAGATTCACATACATCTGCAAGACCGCCGGAGGGAGCACCAAGTCGTACACCGGAGGGCTGCCGTTCGCGGTTCCAAACTTCGGATAGACATTCAAAAAATCGCTGATCAAGTATGGCGGGTTGCTGCCGAACACCAGGTTCTGCGCCTGCGTGATAGAACCGGCGAAGGCGTTGTTCTGGCATCCCCCGTTCCACCACACCGTCAGCAGCGTTTGTATGTCCGGGCCTTGAGACATTTAGGCCATCGCCCTCTTGCTCTTGGATTTATGCGCCGTTGCTGCTTCTGGAGCATGAGCGATATCCGTTAACTGCCCTCCGAGAATCGGATTGCTCTTTGTGGCCGCAGAAGCGATAGCTTCACCGGTGGCTATGTCGGCTGCAATTCCTAGTCCTGTGTTTATAACTCGGCCATCTGATACTACCGCTAACGCCTCTGCCGCCGACAGCGTCGCTGCTATCCCGGCCACGTCTTGAGCCGTGCGCTTGACTTCTGCGGGAGCAGGGGCGGGAACTATGATCACGTCGTGCTCCGCCAGCGCCCATTTGAACATCTGATCTTCTCGAACCCATTCTGGCACGTTCACCGCCCCGCCATAGGCGTTCGAAGGCAAGAGTGGCGCCGAAGGGTTCACGGCTGGCCGGACTTCGACGAAGGCCACACCTTCGGCCGTCGCCCGCGAACCTTTGTTGAAGTTTTCTTGCAGCGCGTCTACCAGTCGGATTGCGGGGTTGTTAAACCTGTATGCTTTTCTCGCCATGATCCACATGATTCAATTCTCCTTTTTCAGCGTGTGTTGCTGACTGCGCCCGCCGACGGAGCACGAGGTCCGCGCCTTCCCTGAGAAGGGAATATGGCCTTTTCCAGTTAGGATGAGTCACCGTGTGCGCTTTCCTCGTTGCCCAGTCGGCGAGCGTCGCCAAGTCGTGATCAGTGAAGTCGTCAGCCTGCTCGTTCAGCAGGTCGAAGAGCCGGTTCTGCATGTCGCGCTCCTCTTCATCCGGGTAAGCGCCCGGTCGGTTTTAGATGCCGTCGTAGTATGCGATCGGCTGGTAATACATAGGCTTTACCACGCCGATCTGCCCGCCATACAACGTCTCGTAGGCTCCGCCGCCGGTGACGGTCGGAACGGTCATGACGCGTTGTATCGGCACGGGGATGTCCATGTAGATTTTCTTCTTGTCCGCGACGTAAGCCACCATGCGGTCCGTGGCGGACTGTCCGGCGCCAGAACACCAGCGGGAGGGGAAAATCTTCAGGTTCACGCCCTGCGTCTTGGCGATGTTGTTGGCCAAGATGTAGGTCAGAATCGAGACTGTTCCGGCCGTGCTCACCAGTGCGTTGGCGATGAGCGTGAACTGAGCCGGGGGAATCAGTATCTGGTTCGCCATGCCCGTCACGTCATAGTTCGAGGCAGCCCAGGTCGCGAGAACGGCGGTGTTGACGTCGTTCATGATGGCCTGGATGCCAGCCTGCGTTCCGAGCGCCAGCTTGGCCGCCCAGGTGGTCGCGGCGGAGACCGTGGCGACGGCGCTGGCCGTCACGTTCGAGTTGTTCACCAGTCCGGGATAAGACGGCGTGCTCCCGGCCGAAGCGATTGGCCCGATGTAGGTCTGCTGGTCCAGGGACTTGTTCCAGTTCAGGCGCAGGCAGTTGTCGTAGAGGTTGTCGAGCGAGCGCCCGATGTTCTGCGATTTCTGCATGTCGACGAACGTCACGCGGGCCTCGTTGAACCAGTTGAAGACCCGGTAGATGTCCTTCGTGATGTTGGCCTGGGCGACGGGGATGGCGGTCGATTCGCCAGCCTGTATGCCGTAGCCGTTGCCGCCGCTGATCTGGTAGTCGGCGAAGTAGTTCGAAGAGAACTCTACCCAGCCGCCGCCAGAGTCGACGGGCATGTCGCGCATCCACGTAACGGATGTCAATGGTTCGTGCACCGTGGGATCGCGCTTTTCCAGTTCAGCGATCAGGAAGGCCAGACCGCCCGCGACGGCGGCGTCAGAAGCTTGGAGCCGCAAAGCTCCAGACCGCAACGCCCCCGCAGCGTCCATGAGGCGTCGCGCCGCCGGAATGCCTGCCCGGCTCGCCACTTCGCCCCGCTGAATTGCTGTGTCGAGGTAATTTTCAAATCGTTCCAGCATGGTGGTTTATTGGTCTCCTTTAGCCTACGTTGGGCGAGAGCAGCGTCACTTCGATCACCTGTTGCGTGCCGCCAGGGTCGGTCGAGATGAGGCCGGTTGTGAAAACGCAGTTCGTGAGTTGGATGGTGTAGGAGGTCGACGTGTCTTCCGCCGGCTCCACGTTCCCCACCGTCCCGTAAGGCGAACCCGTGCTGGCCGCGATGCGGAGCCACACCGGACCGCCCGCGATCGGCGCGCTGGCCGACTTCGGGTTGCCGTAGGGCACGATGATGTTTCCCCTGCACATGGCGTCGCAAGGCTCGCCAGGCAGGTAGTAGCCGAGCGAAGGATTCGTGCCGGGATATGGCGTGTATCCGAGCATCGTCTTGACCTCGCGCACGGCGAAGCCTACGAAGGCTCCCGTGCCCTGCGTCATCGTTGGAGTGATGCTGGTCGGCGAGGCGATCAAGTTCGTCAGGTCGGAGTAGTTGCCTCCCTGCGAAGCCTGAGCGCCCTTGCCGTTGATGAAGACGGCTTGCCCGAAGCTGATCGAGCCGACCGGATTGCCCTGCGGACTCTGGGTGGCGTCCGAAGGAGTGACGTAACGGGCGACGATCTTCACCGCCTCGTTCCGGGCGTAGGAGCCCACGTAACCGAGCCCCATCAGTGTGCCTACAGTTGTTCCTGGCATATTATTGTAGTACCTCCTTCTTGGACTTTGCCGCTTCCGCCGCCGCTTCCGCAACGTCGCGTCCGAGGTAGTTGGCTGCCCTCTCGGCCAGCTTCCTGCCTTCGTCCGCTCCGTCGCCGGTCCGCATCCGCTGCTGTTCTGCCTTGCCCTCGCGGTCTTTCTCGCGGGCAGAGAGAACGGCGTCGTATCCGCCCTTCTTGCCCTTCGCCGGTCCGCGCAGCGCCTTGTACTGCTCGTTCCATGCGTCGATAGCATGACGATCACCACTCGCTGCGACGGCAGGCTTCAACGCCTTGTGTCGCTCCAAGATGGCATCCAGCGCTTTGCGATCAGCACCAAGGATCGGGTTGTGGGGAATCTCGGACGCCTCCAGGGTCTCGACCGGGATCAGGTCGAAGTCCGTGGCGCGGTGACTTCCAGCCATCGGGCAGTCGTCGTCATGGGCTTCCTTGCCCTTGGCGCCGCAGTTGCACTCCGGCTCGTCATCATCGTCATCGTCTTTCCGCTTCTTGTCGTCCCTGGCGATCAACTTCTCGACGAGTCCGCAGAGGCGATCGACGGCGTCGGTCGACTTGCGCTTCTTGTCGTCGTCATCGTCCTTCGCCTTCTTTTTGTCATCGTCATCGTCGTGCGCCTTGGCCTTTTTGTCGTCATCGTCGTCCTTGGCGCGCTTCTTGTCGGAACCCTTCTCCTCGGATTTCTCCGCGGGCTTGGCCCCCTTCTCTTCCTTCTCCAACTCGGCTTCCGCCGGATCGGCGTCTCGTGTCTTCAATTTGGCATCCTCGTTTCTGCGGGCCGCCCTGCGAAGGGCTTCCGCGTTGGCTTCCTCGTTGCGTTTCACCGGATCGTCCGGCGAGGTGTCTTGGGCAACGAGCTTCAAACCGAGCGAAGAGAAGAAATCCTTCATCCCGGCAAAGAAGCCCGTGGCCTCCTTCACGTCCATACACTCCTCCTTTTGCTCGATTTGTGAAGCATCTGAATTTGAATCCAGAATTCTGACTGAACTGCCCGCGCGGCCCGACTCCACCACAGCCACGTGGTTTCCGACGATCCCAACTTGCTTATAACGTCCTTCAACTTCGTCGGGAACAAGATCGTAGTCATACCCGCAAGAAATTTCTGCGATGGTATCGTTTTCGACACGGTTTATAAGAATTGAATCTTTAATTACGAGATCAGCCTCGATGGCAAATTCTCCATCCGGGAGTTGACCGCCTTGCCTTACATTTTGTACATGGCCCTTCGAATAATTCGCATCATTGTCGGGAGTCAGAAATACGGGAGGATGGGGAGATGTAATTGACTTACCTTCAAAACTCGCCAGCGTCGTAGGAGAAAACACTTCGTTAAACGGTCTGAACACCTCGACAGTTTGATTAGCTGGGACGCCTTCGAGTTTCAATTCCGAGGCTTTGTATTTTTGCAAACCACTTCTGGCTATCGGCGTGCCGAGAACCACCAAGTAACCTTCTTTGGTTTTTGCCCGGTGACTCCCGAGGGCAATGCGATCAGCGTGAAATTGTGCCATTATCTATATGCGCGAGCATAGTTGTTGTAAGTGCTAGAACAACTCCTAGAGCAAACAACCCGTTTAATGCTGCGCTTATTATTAGGATTGATGTCGAACTTCCCTTTACAGATCTCGCAAATACGATCAAAGTGCGGAGTTAGTCTCGCGCTCCACCATTTCTTCTTTACGGATGATTGCAAAGCAATGCTCTCGGAAGAATGGGTTTTACCAAGCATCCGAGAACTGTTCAGAAATCCTTGAGGTACAGGACGCGGATTTAAACGGTAAGCGCGAGCAGAGGCAGCGGCTGCTTTACGCTGATGCTCGGGATTACTGTAGAACTGTTCCAATTCTGGATGCTTAATCCCCACTCCAAATCTATTACCTTTCAATCGTTCTTTAGCTTCCGGATGATCTCGAAAAAACTTTCTAACAGCCGCACTCATACGTCGTCGTGTCAGCTTTGAACGAAGGGGGTGATCGCCTCCATGTGTCATGTTATAGCCATTCGGCCATACAGAATTGCAGCGCTTGATCCACTCAGCTTCGAGGAGATTGAGTTCTTTGCGATCTGTCGAACGCGCCACGATAGAAATTTCAAAAGCCAGCAATCCGTACTTACGAAGCGCATTCCCAAAGTAGGTATTCGCTGTGAAATGTTTCTTCACGCGTCGGTTCAGAGTTTTAACAGTCTGACCGATGTACGTCTTGCGACTCACGCGGTGCGTGAACTTATAAACGATACCTTCTTTCGTACTACGGAGATTAAGCATATCTACTATTTTATTCTTTAGTAGCTTTCTCCGCGCACCAGCTTGTTCGTCGGATCAACGTCCTTACCTTCGTGTTCGGCTTCCTTCTGTTCTTCGCTTAAAAATTTATTGAGTTCTTTCTTCAATTCTGGCAAGCCGTCGTCGCGCCCGAAAGTCTTCGCATCGACCGTGACCGGATTCTCACCGAGGTAGTCTGCCGCCATCCTGCCAAGCTTCCCGTCGTCCACTGCGTTGCGCGCGATATTCCCAGCCGCGTGCTGTTCTTCCGGCGTCATGGGCGTATCGCCGGGACCAGTCAACGTGCTCACGGGCCAGCCGCCGCCGAACGAGAGCATGGCGTCAGTTCCAGTGAAAATATCTGCTCCGCACATGGAATCGTTGTACGACTTCCCCGCCGTGTGCATCGCGATCGCGACTGCCTGCTTTTGGGGCTTTCCGTGCTCCATCTCTGTCTCGATGTTGTGCGAGATCGTTTCTTGGCTGCTGCCTTTTTCAAGCGGCATCTTTGACCTCCTTGGCCTTTCCCTTCTTCGCTTTCCCGTTCGGCTTCCCTTCCGGCGACGGGATCATCTCGTCCTGTTTACCGAACGGGTTCGCGCTGTTCAGCGCCTCCATGCCCATGCTCTCGGCCGGGGTGATCACGGCGTCGTCCGCTTCCTCGATCATCTCGTCCGTTATGTTCGAGAACGCGCCAGTCTCGTCAGCTAGTTGCTGCAACTCCTGCAACAGAGTCTTGCGCCCGAACCCCCCAGCATTGAACACATCGAGGATCGGCTTTGTCTTTTTGTCTGTCAGGTCAGCCTGCTCCTCGTTCGTCAGCGAGCGCACCGGCCTGTAGTTCCACGAGAAGTCCTTTGGCACCTTGCCCCAAGTACTGACCGCGACGACGGGCAAGAGTTGGCGGAGGTTCGGGTCGAGTTCCGACTTCTGCTTCTGCCCGATGCTGTCGTAGTAGACGTGCTCGTCGCCTTCGTTCGTCGTGCCCAAACCGCCCGAGGGTTTGCCGAACAGCCGCGAGTACGGATAGCCCGTCGCCGCGCAGATGTCTTCCTTGAAGTGCATGTAGACTTCGCCCAGGCCGCCGAACGAGTACGAGTGGTTCTCGGCCGAACCTTTCTCCGGGAGAATCAGCAATCCCTGGTTCGACATCGTGTGGTTCATGGCTTCCAATGCGGCGGAGAAGCGTTGCTGGTTCGCTTGGGAAGCACCGAGGCCTGAGAGCATCGAAGCCAGGTCGGGCTGCCGGATGGCGAAGATGTTCGCGCGGAAGATCAGGTTAGCCAGGTTCCAGCTGGTGTTGTCGCGCTTCCTCAGTTCCTCGAAGAACACTTCCACCTCGGAGATGCCCCATCGCATCTCGGCCTGCTTCTCCCAATACGGCACATCGCGCCCGATGAACCTGAGCACGCGGGAGGAGTGAATCTCGAACGAATCCGCCTGCTCCGTCGTGACCCGGTAGGCCCGCGGCAGGCCATAGCCTACTGGGTCGTTGATGTCGTTGTTGATCTCGGGCAATGGCGTGATTCCGGACCAGCGGTCGAACGTGATCAAGCCTTTGTAGCTGCCGAGCGGGACCTCTTCGGGAACGAGCGGCTCAGCTAATCGGCCCTCGTCACCTTCGATGATGATCACGGCGCCGGCGCCGCCGAAGAGCCTGCCCCACTCCATCCCGCGAAGGATGCGAGACTGCGTTCCGGTGACTCTCAACACCTCGTTGAACTTATCCAAGTGCTTCGGGTCGAGTTCCGTCACGACCTCGATCCAGTTCTTGAGCATGTCCTCGGGGACGGAGTCGATGACCTTCCTCACGAGCCAGTGGTTGCGGTAGAGGCTCTGGAGCAACCAGTATTGGTACGTGAGCCGCGTGAGCGGATAAGCCGTTCCTTCGAGCAGCGACGGCGTTCCGAAACCAGTCCGCGCCAAGGCGTTCGTGAACATGTCCATCGTCTGGCGGGACTTCGCCTGCTCCGCTTGCCACTCAAGGAACTGCGGAGCCGTCAGTCTGGGCTTGCCGTTCATCAGCGGAATCAAATCAAGATTAGAACTGGCGCTCAATTGATCTCGCGTCCATCTCTGAAGTATTTTCCGGTCGGAACATCATGCGCCTCCAAGAAGCACGCCTTGATGATGGAATCCGCCCCGTGCTCCGCCGAATGAGTGGCGTTGCTTCCCCCCATGTCGGTTCTGCACCAGTCCGGACAAGCGGCGTTGCAAAAAATACCGTGCGGCTTCAATGCCGCCGCCAGCTTGAACGTGCTCATCAGCAGCGCAGACTTGCTCCCCGCGTACGCGATCTGGAAGTCGGTGTGAGCCCGCGCATCGTTGAACTCTCCCGAGCCGGACATGACATTCACCACCCTGGCCCCCTTCGCCAGCAGGGGGAGGAAGTAGCGCGCGGCCAGGAGCGGCCCGAGCACGTTCGTCTTGTAGACGCTCGTCCAGCGCTCGGGAGTTATTTCCAGCGCCCCAAGGTGACCATCGTCTGGAACCCAGTCTGGTTCGGCTGCGTTGTTTATGATCACGTCGAGTTGACATCCCGCCTGCCGCAACCGCAGCGCGGCGTTGTGGATGGAGTTCTCGCTGGAAACGTCGATGACCAATGGCTTGATGTTCGCCCCCCACTCCTCGCAGCGGACGCGGCGCACGCCCATGTGGACCGCGTAACCGAGACGGGCGAACTTCCGGCACAACTCCAAGCCGATTCCGCGGTTGCCGCCCGTGACGAGAGCGCTAGGCAACTCTCACGTCCTTGCTGTAGCGCATGAGTTTCGGGTCGCCCTTCATGTCGTCGGTTTGGATGTAAGTTCCGAGTCCAGCTTCCCTCAGCGCGCGCAGCAGCTTGGCGCCGAACTCGACGCTGCTCCTCGGAATCTCCTGGTCTCCGTAGGGGAACTCGGGACAGACGTAGACCGTCGACGGGCGCAGTTCCCTCATCATCTCCACGAATCCCGAGAGGTCGGCGTCTGTCTTGTTGTCCGCGGTGATGATGTACTTCGGCCAGAGGTTGCGCGTTCCGCTCGACTGATACCGCCGCAAGTTCTCCGCCACCCTGTTCAGCACGCTGCCCGGAACGCCCCTGACTTTGGCGAACGTCTCCGGCGTTCCTGCGTCGATGCTGACCGTCAGGTACATCCGGTTCGCCGCCAAGCCGTCGTAGACTGCCTGCTTGAAGGCGATGGCGTTCGAGAACAGGCAGACCTGGCCGATGTTGTTGACGAGAAGGTATTCCAGCAATTCCTCGAAACCAGGAAGCAGGGTCGGCTCACCGCCGTTGTACTCAATCCACGTCCCCGGATTTATTTTTCCGCGCTTCCGGAACTGCTCGATGAACTCGACGATGCGATCATTCCCGTAGGCGGCTGGCTTGAAGTTGTCCATCTGCGTGTACAGGCAGTATCCGCAGCGCATGTTGCAGAACGTCGCGTGGGAGATGTTGAACCCGGAACTGTGGTCCGGGACGCCGAGGCGGCTGAAGTCCACGTTGGCCGCGTCCGTTTCGAACACCCTGCTGCAGCGCAGGCAGTCCCCGGCAACTGGATCGCCGGCATTTAGGGCGTCGTGCAGCCGCCTCCTGCGCTCCAATACCAGATCGTAATCGACGCCACCGGACGCCATTTCGGCTGCCGTGACGATCGCCGGACTCTGCCAGGTGTTCGCGCAACAGCAGTGCACGCCGTCGAAGTCAAATCTGACGCCACTCTCGATGTTCTTGCAGGTCTTCAATTGTGCACCAGCATGACTTCCGGGACGATGCCCCACGGCACGCCGGAGCGGACGAGGTGCGCCCCGAAGCTGTAATCCGCCCCGGCGGCCGCATTCTCTGCGACCGGCTTGGCGTGGAACTTGGTGAAGCGCGAGGCTTTCACCAGGAACGAAGTCTTTATCGTCCTTCCAATCTGCATCTCCCAGACGCGGTATCCGGAGCCGCCCGATGCCGCCGGACCGACGACGGCGCCGCCGCAGACGACGAATTCCCAGTTCTCCCGGTAAGCGGCGCTGAGCATCCGCTGGCCGAACTCCGGCACGTAATAGGTGTCGTCGCAAGGGAAGCAGTACCAGTTGCCGCTGGCGTGGTGCCTGATCGCCCACTCCGCGGACCAGTAGCAGTCGGAAATCTTGATCTTGTTCGCCGTGCGATAGTAACGGAAACGCTGGTCCTTCATGCCCGACACGGTGGACCGATGCCTCGACGCCACGTCCTCGTCCACTGAATTGTCCGTGACCAGCACTTCGAAGTCTTTGTGAGTTTGCGCGGCGAGCGAATAGAGGCAAACGGGAAGCAACTTGGGACGGTTGAAGCAGGAGACGACGTAACTGATGTCGGGAGAGTTCACGGCGTCACTCGATGATCCCCGTCCGCAAGGCCAAGGCGATGGCCTGAGAAGTGGTGCGGACTCCGAGAATCTCGCGGACGATCTGCATTTGGTTGCGCGCGTAAACTTCGCTGTGGTGCAATTCTTTGACCCGCGTGCCGTCTGCTATCGAACGGAGCCAGCGGCGGTCGCGCTCGCTCAGTTCGAGGCGGAAATTGCTCTGGGGGCCGTAGACGTGATTGATAGTCGCGCTCATCGCCCTGTCACCTTTGACGGTTTCAACCATTGCAATCATGGATGTATTCGCCAGCGCGGCAGTAGGCTTCCCGGCGGCTGTGGACTTTGCCGAATTCGCGGCCGCACTTCGAGCAAACCACCAGGAAGCCGAACGCGAGTTGAATGAGTTTCAGCACAGGCCCGCCGCCTTCCTGAAACCATCCGGCAACTGACCAACCGGAACGGATGGCCAGTTTGCTTCGCCTGGATTCCGCTTCGTGCTGCGGTCGTTCAACGTGGCCACGAAGTTCCCATCGCCGTCCTTGGTGACTATCGCGCGCGAATCCCGCGCTGGCTTGATGAACGCCGCGTCTTCGATGAACTGACACTTCTCGTCCCACGGATGAGTCAAAGCGTAATCCGTGCGGTAGATCAGGTTCGCCCCCCAGATGTAACCACGGTAGTAGCTGGCCTTCTTGGATGCGAAATCGTACCAGTATGCGCGGTCGTATCCCGCAACCTCGGCGCCGTTCTGCATCAGGGCAACCTGGTCTGATATACGGTGCGGTCCGCTCCAGTCGTCGGCATCGAAGTGAACGATGTATTCCCCACAAGCTACCTTCGCGCCAAAGTTCCGTTTCTCGCTCAAGTTCCTTCCGGGAAACGGAAAGTAGCGGCAGTGGTCGATGCCGGTCAGCAGGTCGGCGATCGGCTCGTCTCCGGAGTCCACAACCACCAACTCGCGGTCCTCATAGTCCTGCGAGAGATACGAAGGGATGGCCAGAGTACGGGCCAATTCGCGAATGTTCCTGTGGCAGAGCAAGACGGTGACCAAAGGCGTCACGCGGCCACCGCCATCTGCTCCACGCCGGCGATGCGGCGGAAAGCGGCCAAGGTCATCATCCGGATGGCTCCCGACCTGAACACTTTGTGCGGCCATTCGACCTGCTCAAGCCTAAGCAGCGGTTCGCTGTAGCACCTGCAGTTCCAAATGTTTCCGCTGTTGTACGGAGCGGGAGGATTCTTCTCTCCGAGCAGCCGTTCCGGCGAGGGTGGATCATTCCAACTGACCAGCACGCCCTGCATCTTGCGGTGGGACAGACGCACCCGTTCGTCTTGCGAAGTCCGCCACACGTACCAGTTCAGGTCCAACTCCTCAGACCGCGCCTGCGTCAGCGCCGACTGCGCCTTGGCCGTCTCGGTCCGTGCGATCCTGCGCGCCTGCCAGCGGGCGATGTGCTTCAGCAGCGATGGCTCGTCCGCGGGACGCTGGCCCTCTACCGCTCGCCTCTGTTGCTCTTTCGACGCCATCAGCGCCACGTTCTCGGGCAGAGTCTTGATCAGCAAGGCGTTCTGTTCGACCAGCTCCCGAACCCTGTCACCTACCGGCCCCTGGAGTTCCGCCTGGAGCATCCGGTAGATGTCGCGCCCGCGCATCACTTCCCTGCTCGCCTGGCGCCAGGTCCGCGCCGTGTCGTGGAGGCGCTGGAGGACCATCCGCTCCGCCGCTTGCCAGCTCCACAGGTCGAGGAACCGTTCTCTGTCCACGAGCGGCACGCGGAACGAGCGCTGAGCGATCTCGAACAGCAACTTCGCGTATTCCTCGGCGGCGCGTTTAGACTGTTGCCAGTTCATTAGTTTACTTTTGAGGTTAGAAAGGTTAGAATAGTAACCATGACTAAACAACGCACCATAAGCAAGCAACATACGGGGGCAGCAGGTGAATTAAGGATTTGTGCTGACCTCCTCTTGCGCGGTTACGAAGTGTACAGAAATGTTTCATCTTCTGGTGTCGACATAGTCGCTTATAAAAACAAGAGATTCTACCGTGTCGAGGCTAAATCGACACAAATGGGAACGAAGGACAAGAACAGCAATTGGGATATCCGGGCTACAGCTAACGACAGTCATGGGAAAATTCGCTATTTGGTTGCTGAAACTGGTGATGATTACAGATTCGACAATCTACGATGCACTGGCGTTCAAGATGCCGACAGTCCAGATTTTTCGAGGTCATCAAATGTCTAGCCTTCTCGTTAAAAACGTGACTAAAGAATGGCTTCGCGAGATTAACTATGCTGCGGCAAAAGCAGACAAGACGCAAAGAGATTGGATAATCGAAGTTCTCGCCGCTGCCAGTTCTGGCATGGGAAACTTTAAGCAAGTCGGGCCTAATACATGGGTCAGTCATCAGGAAACGGCACCACACGGCGATAAGACTTGCAAGCACGGCTTTAGGACGTGCAAAGCCTGCGGGTTCAAAGACGGAGCGAAACAATGAAAAACAAAACTGTAAATTTGCCGTTAGATCACGCATATTTTTGTCCGGCTTGCGAATGTCTTTCGCGAAATAAAGTATGCACTGATGGTCATAAACCTTGGCAGACTATCAACATGCGCAAATTCCTCATGCGCTTGGCTGGCCGTCTCATTGCTCTGACCGATGGCTACTCTGTAACCGATGTCAATCTCATTACGAACGTTCACGATGGCAGACCATTAAAAATTAACCAACAGCGAGGATTCTGTGTAACCGTTAAGCTGTAGACAGTTCATGCCGTTCGGCCTGTATCTCCACGGTAACAGGTTCCAGGAAGTGCTCGCAACGCTGGTTCTTGCAGTGGTACGTTCCTATTCTACCCAAGATCAGCATCCATCCGCAGTCGCAGAACAGCGCCAGGTGGGCGACGGTCACGCGGCCTTGCCTACGATTCTCCAGTTCGGAATCCTCGTTTTCACCATGTAGCGCACGGCATCGCATTCGTCGTCTTTTTGCTTGACCGGTTCCTCGACCCCGCGTCGGGCCTTTTTGTCGTCCCAAGCATAAGCTGGAAGTTTCGAGATCGTCTTCGGGCAGCGTTCCCTGGAAAACTTGATCTTCCTCAGAGCCATCAGCGAACTGACCATGCGTATCCCGTCGGCCACTTCGTTGTCCGCGTCCGTGTGCCAGATGCCGCGCAGAGTCAGCTCGGCTTCGAACGAAGCACATTCTGGAGGGACCAGCACAAGGGCATGTGGCAGCGGATGACCGGGAGCGCCTGCGCGGTTGCCACCCTTCATGAAGTCTTCCAGGTCATCCGCGTACTGCCCGTCCGTCTTCTGGCGCATCGTCTCGCTCGACTCCCAGACGTACTCGCGGTCAACCCATACCGTGTCCCCGTCATCTATCACGGCCAGATAGACTTGCGGGTGGGCAACGCCACAGTCTACGGCGATGGTTTCCTCCCCGACACCCTGACCAACCGGACACGGCCCATCGTAGCAGAGGGCATTTTCGTCCCAGCAACTCCCATAAATTGCTCCCTCGGCTACGATCCACAGGCCGAGGATGTACCGCTGATAAAACACGCCCGTATACGAACGCCGCAGGAAAGCCTTCGTGTCTTCATCCAAATGCGGGTTGTCGTCTAGCCCGAACTCGATCACGCGCATGTCTCCGTTCTTCACCAATCGGTCCATGATCTCTTTCACGTGGTGGTAGGGAGAATCCGTGTTCGTCGTCCAGTAAGCCCTCGCCCCTGTCGGAGACATGCGGTTCAGCGCCATGTTGATGAAACTGGCCGGGTAAGTGACGACCTCGTCCGCGTACCAAATGCCGACCGTCATTCCTCTGACGTTCCGCTCAGAGCCTTCGTCCTTCGCACCCATCACTACCCACTTCGTCCCGAGTATCGACAGTTCCCCAGATTGCCGGTTGTAGGTGTAGCGGCTGGTTCCGACGAGATCGAACAAGTCGTTGAGAACGTTGCGGAAGACGGTTTCTTTTGTCGCGCCAGTCAACAGCCGCTGGCCCTTTACATCGTAGGCGCACAGGCCCAGGAACTTGGCCATCATCGCCCAAGTCTTCCCGCTGCGCACGGCTCCCTGGAGCACAGTGAAACGGGAATCGTTGCGCGGATCACTCCTGAGGAACTCTATAGCCTTGTCTCCGCAGCGCAAGAGCTTGTAGACCTCAGTGAAGCCTTCGCTCATTTCCATCCCATCGCGTTCTTCACTTCCTTGGCCAAGTCGCGCTGCTTCTCTGATGTCCCAGATTCAAAGACGCCGGTGTGCTTGCCGAGCAGTTCTAGGCTGCTGCGCTTGTCGGACAGTTTGAACTTGGTTTTCCTTACTCGTTCAGCATCGTACCCGTGACCTTCGACGTATTCTTCGACCGTGATCTCCTGAATCGCAGCCGCTCGGTCGCGATCGAGTTCAGATAAGTCCACGAGAGCGCTGCCCTGCTCCGTCACGCGGATGTAGTCCTTCATGTTCGAAAAGCCCAGCAAAGCGAGTTCCCGGATGATTCGTTCAGATGTGATTTCCAGTTTGTCCATCTGCCGACTGCGGAGACGCTCGATTTCGGCCGAGATAATAGCATTTGATAGCAGTCGACTGGACTGCTCTTGAGCTGCCTTCGGAGCATAGCCAGCGCGGATAGCTGCTTGCGTACCATTGAGGTCGATCAGATACTCACGCACGAATCTGGCTTGTCTATCGTTGAGACTGTTGTGGTTTCGTTTGGCGGCCACATCTAATTGCGTAAGTTGCTGAATGCGTTAAGACTTAGCAGCATCACGAGAACGCTTTGACCAGCCAGTCGTACCAGTGGCGGTGGTGGGCGGGAACCTCAAGGGGCGCCTCCACCTCTCCGCTCTGCACCTGCGCCGCCTCCGGCATCTCGATCGGCTCCGCCGGCAACTCCACGTTCGGCAAGTCGGGCGCGCCGTGAATTTCTAACTCCACGTGGTGCACGTCGTTCCCGAGCGGAACGACCTTCTTGACGCGGACCTTGCGGGTTTTCTTCTTCACCATTTTCCACCTGCGTGCGTAATTTTGAGGTCGGTCGAACCGTCGGCCGCATCAATGACTGAAGTCACCATCCAGAAGAACCCTTTAAGCCCCCAACTGTCAGACCAGCTGTTCTGGATCAGGAACGCCGGCGGGCAAGCAGCTGGGCGCAGTGTGGGAATCGCGCCGAGGTCGTAGCCAACGGCGAGCACCTCGTGGCCGCCCAAGACGGATTCAGTCGACACGTTCGGGTTGTAGATGCCAGTGGCCGCGACTTCGTCCGACTCCAGCGAATCGTAGACCGTGAAGCCGACCAAAACGGGCCACGGCACCGGATCGCCGAGCACAGACTGCATGACCTGCGAGCCCGTCAAGCCGTGGTAGGCTCCCATGCGATACAACCCTGCGGCCGCGTCCTGCGCCGCGGTAGGCTGCGTGATCTGCCCGGCGACGTAAGGGTCGAGCGCCAGCGGGCAGAAGCCCTTGAGGATCGCTACTTCGCACGCCGTTTCGCCGTCGGAACCGGCGTCGCTCGGGAAATTTCCGTCTGTGATCAGTTCCCATTCGTAAGTGTACTGCGCCGAGAACTGAGGGTTTGGCGGAGCGCCCTTCGGGAGCCAGAACTTGGCATACTTACGGAATATCCATTCTCCCGCCGAGGCGCTGGAATTGCCAGTGCACGAACCCTCGGCGCCCTGGTTCTTGATCGGACCGCACCATGAGCGCAGGTCTACCACGGAGGGGAGATTGAGAGAGACGCGGGACAGCATCCTGTGAGCGGGAAGCGGCTCGGGTATGCTGCGGTCGAAGCGGTGGCCTTTTGCGGTTACGATGACAGCCATTTACGGCACCCACCAGAACATGACGTAGGTCGCGGCGCCCGCCACCATCAAGAGAGTGACGACGAACGCCGCGAACTCGCGCTTTGTCAGTTCCTGCATTCGGCTACTGGACGCTGACGACGAACGTGCTCGCCGGACCCGCGACGACGTTCACCGGGCTGTAGGTTCCGGTCAAAGTGCCCATCACCGGGCCTGTGGCCGTCACCGTGATCGTGTCGCCCGAGACGAGCGCGGGCGGGGTGGCCGGAGCCACGACGCAGCTCATGCCGTCGGCAGCGACCGTGAGTACGATGTTCGGATCCGCGCCCGCCCCCGGCGTGGTCTCGCATATCCAGGTCGGTACGGTGCCCGCGTCGAACGAGGTCGGCAAGCCGGCCGCGTCCACGATGCCCGTGATGGTTCCCGTCGCCGTGCCGTTGTCCGGGATCGATACCTTGAACTTCAGTTTGAAAGTCTTCGATTTTGCCATGTCTGAATCTCCTTTTCGGTTGAGTGAGTTTACGTCGACCACTTCAACCTGAAATGCCACGGCTGGAGCGGAGGGAGGAGGTGTCTTGAGAATCGCCAGTATCTCCGCGATGTTCGAGGAGTCTGCGTTCTCTTGGGTAAGCACGGACTGCAAATTTGCAGCCACGGCCGTGTCTGTCTGGACGAGCGTGGAAAGGGCCGAGGCCATCCCGGCGTCGGCGTTGGCCAGGGCCGTGAGTTCGACGTTGCCAGCATCCACGGAGGTTTCGAGCAGGCGCAGGCGGTGCTCGATTTCGACTTGGTTGCTGTTGATGACTTCGCAGTAGTGGAGGATTCGAGTCAGAACGTTCTGGACCCAGACGGGTTCGGTGGGTTTGAAGACTGGCTCGGGCGGGGTTGGAGGTCCTGGTACGGGTTCGCTCATGCGAACGCTCCTTTCGTGAAAGCGGAAAAGTGTATCGGGGGCCAGAACATGCGGCCATCGACGATCAGGTAGCAGAACTCGCCGCAGACGAACACGTCGTCGAAGTAGCCGACCAGTTTGGGCAGCGGCTCGTACTCGGTCTGCGGCGTCAGTTCTTCGGACATGCCATCTCCGGCGGCAGGAACAATCCCTCGGGGTGCCCCAGCCTGCTCCTGCGCGGCCACACGCTCCCGACGTGCTCGAACTCGAACATGCACAGCGACAGCGCCGTCTTCATGGTGTTCACGCTGCAGTGACCCGTCACCTCCCGCATCTGGCGATAGGACAGGGGGCCGCACTCGACGAACGCGGAGAACAGCTTCGTCTTCCAGTCGCCGAGGCTGGGATGTGCCCCGCGGCGGACATGAGAGGTCGGGTGCAACTCGCGCCAGGCCTGCTGAATCTCTTTGTCGATGTTGTAGGTGCTCAGCGATTCCGGAAACATGATCGGCTCACATTTAGAACAATAACGCGTCCCGTTCTCGACGAACATGTTCAATCCGCACAGTTCACAAAGCTTGCTGTGGACTACCGTGCATCCCAGAGGGACCGTATGCTCGACCTCCGCGAAGCCCTGGAACATGCCGAGCGTGAAGGCTTGGCCCGTCATCGGAACAGTATGAACACCGCCCACGCCCAGAGCCACAGGAGGAACGCTTTCATTTCGCCCTCTGCACTCCGACCTTCATGTCCCGCAGCTTCTCCTCGACCAGCTTCTCGTATGTCTTCCGCCAAGCTCCGTCCCGCATCAGCATCTTTCCGTGCTCCACTTGGTTCGTCGTGTACGGCTCCGGAAACTCCAAGATTTTAGCTTGCGCCACCGAGGAACTCCCTGCGGAGTTGACACACCCAATCGAGTTGCCAGACGGCCAGCGCGACGGGGTCGTCGATGATTTCCATGTGCCGCTCCAAAGCATCCGAGGCCGCCTGTATCTCGCTCGCGCAATGCAGAACACGCTCCAGATCGGGCTTCACGCTGGCTCCGCCTGCAAATTTGCAGCCCAGACCTGACGCCGGATCGCGGCTCCGTTCGACTGACGATATGCCTCGGGATAACTTAAATCGAGGTTCTCCGGCCTGCGCGGTGGCAAAAGCTTGGGAACGGGGCGCGGCCCTGCGCGGAACTGCTCTTTCACCTCTGCCCAGGCGAAGCGGCCGAGGAGCACTATGCCCAGCTTCGGCTGCGACGGCTTGACGTACTTGGCCCAGCTGACGTTGACCAACAACGCGGCGAATTTCGGGGACGTTCTGTGCGGCGGGAGATCGGGAAGAGAGTCGGAAGGCTTGGAAGGCAGGAGGTAAACGGGGAGCCGATTGTTGGCCATCAGTCTAGGGCAAGTAGGGTACGGGGATTCAAGTTGCGTTGAACCACCAGCTTCTATCGAGGCCGGAAACGCATGTTGAAGATTCGATTGAATAATAATCACAAATTGCCCCGCTGTAAAGAGTTATCTCAGACGCCGCTACTGGCAAGGGGTTTGCCATCGGTGACTATCAGCTTTTGTTCCAAAAGTCTTTCCGCGTAATCCGCAACACAATTGACCAGTTCGGGAGGGATGGTCGCCGCCCGCGCTTTCTGGGTGTCTTGCCGTTTTTGCGATTTGCTCGATCCGGTTGCGAGAATCTGTTCGCGGTTCCATGCGCCGAAACCCTTGTTTATTCCTTGCGGCATCAGCGGCGGTACGCCCGTTCCCCAAAGGTGATAGGGTCCACAGTGATGAACGGATCTGCCGACGAAATCCTGCGCCCGTCGCACGTTCTCAAGAATGTATGGCACTCCGCTTTCTTCGCAGATTGACCGCGTATGATTGAACAGGCGAATTCCCAACTCCGGGTAAGGCGGGTCTGGATGAAAATGCCGCATCCCAAAAACGGCGAACTGCTCGCACGGGGGAGAGGCGCAGATGAAATCGAAATCCTCCCAGAATGGACCATGCTCATCCCAGATATAGGTGGCTATTTCAGAAGCTGAATTTCTTGGCGCGATTCGCAACACATCGGCCATCAGAAAAATACAGCTTTCCGGTATCTCTAGTGGCTCAATCAAGTCCACTCCCACACACTCCCATCCCCTCGCCGCAAACGCCCGCGACCATCCCCATCTTCCTGAGAAGAGGTCCAAAAGACGGTACTTTCGTTTTCCTCCGCCCGTCCTCAAATCCCCAAATCCTTCTCAACCGCTACTGCTCCGCTCCGCGCTTGTGACGCGTGGCGACGTGTTGCATAAGTTCCTGGAGACTTTTGGCTTTGACTTTGCAATGCTTCGAGACTCCGCAGATGAACTTCACGACTCCGCTCCCGCGACCAAGACTCCTGGCATCGCCGTGTGCGCGTTCGTTCGCTTCGTTCCTTTGTCTGCCCTTGTTTTGCGAACATCGACAGGCTTTGATGCCTGAATCCGCTGCTTCAGGCGAGAGTTGGCGATGCCCATGATTGACTGAACGACTTCAAGCGGAGCCTCGTCCACCCAAGCCAAGAACCTTGCCTCCGTGCTGATTTTCTTGCTCATTGTGTTGCCTCCTAAATTCGCTTTGATCCAGCCCGACCATTGCACAACCAGCAGGAACATGAATTTATTTTATGCCCGTCTGAGTCAATGATGCGGTCATCCCTTGTTGCGCTGCCCATCCCGCGCCCGTTCGTCGAATGGTCGAACGTCGGAGCCACGATGCGGTGATCTCCTCGACTGCAAATCCCATTCTGGCGGTCGTGCATCTCCATCGTCCGACGCTTGTATTCTGCTTCGCCTTTTGCATTGTCCAAACAGACCTCGCGCCCATCGGGATATTTGCGGAACGAATCATTCACGACCTCGAAGCGCAGCGATGTGGCGAGCCCCTTGTACTTCTTGCGCACACGGCCCATGAACGGAGTTGTCATTGTTTCGTTTCCACTTCAATCGCATCCAGCCGCTCGCGCAGCATTTGTAATCCTTCAATGCTCCCTCTATCGCGTCTTGACGACTCATGTCGGGATCGCCTTCCTTTTCGCGGTAGTAATCACAAACTGAATCAATCGCGGCGAGTTGGCTAGTCGGGAAAACTACGTTCTCAATGTCCTCCAGATGCAAATCAGGAAGCGCTTCGTTCACTTCTTTCATGCACTGCGCTTTCTTTTTCTTGGACGCAGCTTTAACTTGTGGATTCTTTCGATGCTCCCGTGAGGTCACTTTCTTGGCAATCAGCTTCGCCGTTTCAACCGGCATCTGACTTTGTTCTTCGTCTGTGAAATCTGGCGAGAGATTCTTGTGCAGGGACATGTAATCCATAATCGACCGAGCACTCTTAGGCGCTGCGTTTTCTAGCCAGTCAGTCATGGTTTTATAGCCGCCGTGCTGGAAAAGTTCCCCGTCTTTGACCATCTGACAATACTTCGCCAGTTTGGGCCATCCTGTGACCACAGACTCAACCCTGCGAACCTCGCGGTCGATCGCTTCAAACTGTTGAGCGGGGTCAGAATTGGTTGAGAGAAAAAGTTCCAAGCCTACAAGATTCGACTGCAAATTTGCGGCTGGCAGTTCTAGCCTTGGATTCTCAGGGACGATGATCGCAACAGCGTGACGCTTGCGCTTGAGTTTCATTCATGCTCCAGACACACCGCAATCCTCGGGGGATTTAGGGGGTGTGGCCCTTGATCTTGACTCTTGCCCCTTGAGGCGGATAGGTACTCTTTTACTCCCCGTTGACCGGGACGTATGCGTTTTGCGCCAGAACATCTGGCCCGTTGCCCGGATTAAGAAGCCTTGTCCGTCCCATAACCTGACCCAAATGCGCGGCCCGTTGTTTTTCGGACAGGGGCAGAACTCCCCTAAGCAGTGCCGTGAAGCAACCGTGGCTCTGCCCATGGGCTCATAGACGAATTGTTTTGGGAATTATATACATGACTCGCTAACCCTTTCAGAACAAAACGACTAAAGTTCTTGACAAAATGCAGCGAGTGATCTACTATAAAGCCAGTTAAGGAGTTCCAAAGATGGGCGAAACTCAAACGATTGTTCCGTACTGGTTCTTAATGAGAGCCGCTGGACACCTGACTGGTGGCGGCTGCGAAGGTAACGTATACAACGGCACCTGTCCGCTCTGCAAAGCACAAGAGATTCTAATGAACGCAGCGATGCGGATTGGCTATGTCGGAACCTTGCCCTACGAAGTGGGGGTTGGTAGCTATGCCCGCTAAACACACCGAAACCGTGACGAAGCCTACTCCCCCGACAGCGAGGGACGTTGTGACGTGGTGCCACGGCGAGGAAAGCGACTGGATCATTAAGGGCACGCAACTCATGCTGGATCGCTATGTGGAGCACTCCGAACTGGCAGAGAAATACAAGGAAATGTGCGGGAAGCTTCGCGAGTACGTCGAATGGCGTCATCTCGGCCTGGGCGGAGAGAACCTCGAAGAGCTTGTACTGGCGCGAGCGAAAGAACTGGAGAGCATGCTCGCGCGAGTAATCGGCTGCCTGAATCGCGTTGAGGTGATGGCTCCGCATATTGCGGAACTGAAAACTGAGTCGCACAAACTGATGCCACAAGTCGAACGCACGCCTTTTATACCCGCGCCCGTGGGCTGTGGGCCGGGAGAGTAAGCCATGAGCAAAAGCACGATCAGCACCTTCCAGCTTTTCGAGATGTTCCCGACGCCAGAGTCGGCACGGATTTACCTCGAATCGCGGCTCTGGCCCGATGGCCCGTTCTGTCCTGAGTGCAAGAGCCGTGAGCGCATCGGCAAGCAGCCCAAGGTTGGCTTCTACCGCTGTAATGCTTGTTCCCTCGATTTCACGATCCGTACCGGGACGATTTTCGAGCGCAGCCACATTCCCCTGCACAAATGGCTCTACGCCATGTACCTGCTCGTTACCGCTCGGAAGGGCATCTCTAGCCTGCAACTGGGAAAAGAGATCGGAGTTACCCAGAAATCGGCATGGTTTATGCTCCAGCGTCTCCGTGAAGCGTGCGGTTCTGGCGATGACCTCGACAAGTTGCGCGGCATCGTCGAAGTAGACGAATGCTTCATTGGCGGGAAGGAGCGCAACAAGCACGAGCACAAGAAGCTCAAGGCTGGACGTGGATCGGTTGGCAAGACGGCTGTCGTAGGACTCAGGGAACGCGGCGGACGCACTGTAGCAATGCCGATTGAGGCTACCGACATGGCCGCGCTGCAATCGGCTGTCCATGCCAACGTCGAAGTAGGTTCCACGATCTTTACGGATGAGGCGACCGGGTACGTCGGCCTTGACGGGCTGTTCTTTCGGCACGAAGCCATCAATCACACGGCGGGAATCTACTCCGAGAACGGCGTGAGCACGAACAGCATCGAAAGCGTCTGGGCTGTGCTCAAGCGCGGAGTGTATGGCGTTTACCATCAAGTTTCCAAGAAGCATTTGCATCGTTACGTGGATGAGTTCACGTTCCGCCTGAATGTCGGCAACGTGAGCCGTCACACGTTGGAACGGCTGGACTCGTTCGTAGTTGCGGTAGTCGGAAAGCATCTCACCTACAAGGAACTGACAGCATGAAAACTCCCCCAGAGCTAGACCGAATCACAGATCGCGTGCTGGCCTATCGCCCGAAACCCAAGACGAAAGCGGCCAAGCGCCGGAAGCGAAGGAATCAATATGCGAAGCGTCGAAGGAGCGAGTCATCTATATAATTCCCATTGTTTTGGTGAGTCATTAGCAGAGACAAATTCTTCGAGGTGGGGGCCGGTGTCTCTGCTAGAAGTTTCCGGCACGCCCACACTCAAAGACATCCCAAGCATATCACAGCCGGGGAGATTGTCTAACAAAAAATCGCGCATCATTCCATCTCCACCATCGTCCCCGCCGGGACAGCAATCGCGGCCTTCCAGATCAACTGGCAGGCTTCGAGGCGCGGCCCGAGTTCCACGGCCTTCGTCCGCCACAGGTAGTCGTGGGCGTGAACGAGGATTATGAATACACTTTTCATAAACTCACCAGCCTGTAATTGAACGTCCTGCCAGAAAGCCGCTGGCACTGGATCACGTGGCCCTTCGCGCGCATCATATGTGTTTCCATGTCTGTCGTCCTAGAATTCCAACGACATTTCGTAAAGCCAAATTATATTTTTCAGCAAGATACTTTGCGGTAACTTTGCGCGGGATATATTCTGCCCTGATTTTCAACACCGTAGCATTATCGGTCTTAGATGAAGGGCGTTGTTCACCGCGAAGCGTTCGGTCGCGTCCTTTTCTTCTCATGTCAGCCAGATTGTCGGCTTGGGTGCCCTCAATGATATGCCGCGGGTTGAAGCAAGGTGGATTATCGCATGTGTGTAAGCCGTTCGGCGTTGGCCAATGCCCGTGAGTAAAAAAGAATGCAAGTCTATGCACTGGAACTGATCTACCTTCGTACCAAACTCCGCCGTAATCTCTGTAGCTCTTACTGAATGGCCAAAGCAAACAATCATCACTCTTGTGGTTCGCGATACTTCGTTTAAGATACTCAAGAGTCCCTTTCCACATGGGATTGCGCGGGCCACACACTTTGCGTTTAGCTATATGTTCGGGAGTCTGTTTATACCCAAATTTCGTCATAAAATACTCCTAACTGGAGGCTATGGAGTCGAGAGTCATATTTTCGCCGATCTTTTCGATTTGTAAAGCTGTTTGCGGAGGTCTTTGATGTATACAGTCAAATCCTTCACTGCAATACGCGAGAACTCCCGCGATTCGATAGCCTCTTTCAATCTATCTTCCAACGATCTCCATTGCGGTCGTGGCAAAGGATCGCCAGTTATCGGGTCTAATCCTTGACGTATCATGTCTGCGAAGGCTTTACAGGTCATAATCTCTCCAGCACTTCCGTTCTCACTTCCCTCTGCGCCTGATGCCTGTTCTCGTCGACCAGCGCGGCCACAAGCCCTTGCAGACTAGGCGGTGGATGTCGGATTCTTTTTCGTCAACCACGCTATCCGTATGAGTCGCTGGTTTCTCAGGATGGAAATAGCAATTGCTCATGACTTCACCAGTTCAATGTGGCTTATTGCGACCGATGCCGAATATTTGCCGTCATCTGAGCGAACATACACGCTTGCCGTACCGCCGATCTCGTATACACCGTCGTACTTGATCGTTCCCAATCGGCCCTCGCCTTCGCGGATTCCGCTCCAAAACCGAACTCGCGTTCCCTTAGCCACAGTCTCAAGACTGACCATTTTAAAGTGTCCCTTCTTTGCGCCGCTTTTGGATTTGATTACGGACCCGCTTGTACCAGTAGTCCGTATCATGCTTTCGCACGCTTTCTTCCTTCTTGAAACGCCCTCACAGTCTCGGGCCGGACCTTCGCCACCGCGTCGATCTTCTCGATCTCGAACCTGAACAAAGTCCTCTGGCAGTCGACCGGCATGTGTCTCCGCTCGGAATACCAGTGCGCCACTTCGTTCCCGGACACGCCGAACATCAAGCCCAGCTTGTCGAAGCTCAACCCCGTGCGGTCCTTGAACCGCTGGATGCGTTTGTTTGCAGTGCGGTCTATCACTTTTCGTACCAACTTTCTGCATTAGATTCTCCGCTCTCTGCCGCTCTCGGGAGGAACACGAGCTGCTTGTTGTCGAACATCACTGGAACTGAGTCCACGGGGCCTTCCCTCTGCTTTGCCACGATGATCTCATCCATCCGCGTAAACCCTGTTTTCTTGTCCAGTGGGCGGTAGACGAGCAGCACCAAGTGGGCGTCGTTCTCCACGTCTCCCGATTCCTTCAGGTCGAACAGTACCGGGCGACGTTTCATCTTCTCCGCTGGCCGTCCGAACTGCGAGACGCCAATCACCACGACCTTCTGCTTCTTGGCGAGTTCGCGCAGCGCGGCAGAACATGAAGAAATCCTCTGCGCCCGGTTGTCGCCTTCGCCTTGCATGAGTTGGATGTAATCTACGGCCACGAGTTTTATCCCATGCTTGCGGATCATCATCGTGGCGTGCGACGTGAACTCGCCGGCGGTCACTGACGAAGCATCGTTCACCCAGAGTGGCCACTGATCTAGCACGGCTTTGGACTCCATGAACATCGCGCGCTCGCTCGGCTCCATCCGCTTCGGGTTCCTCAACTTCCATCCTGTAACCGCGCCTTTCGTCACGAGCGGGATGCAACGAGAAAGCACGGCCTGCTTAGTCATCTCCTGGGAGAACAGCAAGCACGGTATTTCAGCTTCGCAGTTCGCGGCGATGATCTGAGTGACGAACGGCGTCTTGCCTTCGTTCGTCCAGCCGCCTATGACCACGAACTCTCCGGGATGGAGTCCTCCGGTCAGTTCGTCCAGGTCGGTCAAACCGCTGCTCAGCGCCTTCGACTTCGCCGCGCCGGTCGAGAGCTTCATCACGTAGTCGTAGAACACGTCCGAGAACTCGCTGAGCCGCAGGGAATCCGAACTCTGGCCGTACTCCGCCATCTCAACCAGTTTGTCGTAGGTCACGGACAGCACGGATTCGTTGTCCTCGGATGCATCCCGCGCCTGCAATAGAGCAGACTCGAATTCCTGAATGATCTTCCGGCGGTGAGCTGCCCGGATGACTTCTTGCACGTGCGGGGCGATCTTGCGCGTCCCCGCGGCGTTGAAGTCCATGATGTACGCCGTCAGCCCGTGGTTCTTCGGGAACATGTCCGCCAGTATCACTTCGTCGACCTGCTCTCCGCCTTTGACGCGCCGCTCGATGGCCTTGAAGATTTCCCGGTGGTAGCTGTTCTGGAAGTGCTCCGGCCGCAACCGCTCGGCGAAGCAGAAAAGTTCGTTGTCCAGCAAGACTGACTGCAGGACGACCTTCTCCGACTCCATCGCTGCCTGCTGATCGACTAGCTGCACTCTGCCCTCCCGTACTTGTTCAGCGTTCCGGTTTCGTAGCGAGGAAGACGAGAAATATAAAAGGCAGGTTGCTCAGCTGGTGCGTGATCCTTCGACTCGTGATAGTTATCGAGCATCGCGACCAGCCGTTTCTCAGTAAGTGTCTTATCTTCTGAGAGTAACCGCTTGAGGTTTTTCCCAGCAGTGCCGTTGAAGTGGGGCGGAGCTTTTACGTAGTGCTGGTGAGCTTTAAAGATTAACTCTGTGAATCTTTCGTACCGTAAGTCTGCTGTAGTCTTGTGCCCGTTCCCGTTCTTGGGAGCAGGAGGGTTGGAATCGAGTTTGAAATCGTCGGTCGGAAGCGCAGCTGACGACAGTTGTTCTTGAGTATTGTTATAAGTCTTGTTAGGGGTACATTCCTGTCCGCTATTTTTGTAAGAAATGTCCGCTTTCCCGTGTAGTTTTTGTCCGCTTTCGATAGCGGATATTTTGTCCGCTATCGACAAAAGAGCATATTCGTGATGCCGTCCAACTTTCTTTCTAGAGATCAACTTTGCACTGAGCAATTCGTCCATCGAACGTCGTACTGTCCGCTCGTCTATGCCGATCATCTCTGCCAGTAACTCCTGAGATGGAAAGCATTGTTGACTACTGTTGTTGGCCATTCGACACAGAGCCAAGTAGAGCATGAACGTAGTAGATTGGAGGCGCTTGGCGAAGAAGTCGAAGACGGCATTAGATACCCAGAGGAACCCGCCTCGGCGGTCTCGTACTTCAAAAGTTTCTTCTGCAAAACTATCAGCAGAAGTGCGATCATCATTTTCCATGTGTTAGACCTTTTTGTGCTCTCTCTGGACTGGGAGGTCTAGGCCCAGCCCGAGAGAGAGCGAAGTGTCACTTGGCAGCGACAGTTAAATTCTAAAATTCTATCAGACAAGAGTAAAGCCCTTTTTCACCGAGCAAACACGCGGCCTTCACGCGCTATGGAAATTCGTGAATCTGCAAGTTTGCAGGTATCAGCGCTTTTCCAGCTGCGGGAGTGAGTGCCGAGAACTGCTTGACGAACAGCTTGGTCCCGACAGCCTTGCACTCTGCCCGAAGATTAATCAGCCACTCCAGTTTCATCGGTCGGCGAGCGTGCCCACTTTCTCCTCCGAAGATGATCCAGTCCGGAGGCACGTTGTAGTAAAAGCCAGACAACGGACTCTGCACTATCGAGACCGGACCGAGCGCCGGTTCGTAGCTGATCCAGTTCACTCCGCCGCGCTGAATCGAGACTTCGCAGATGATCGGGTAGCGGATGTCGTAGAACTCTTGATTTTCAGCCGTCGCTCCGTACCACACGTTGTTGTGCTTGAAGTCTTTCGGCAAGTAACGCTCGTAACGCTGCGGCCGCTTCGTGAGCAGTTGCCAGATGAGGTTCGGGGTCTGGTCGATCAACGTCCACAGTCGCTCCCTCTGGCCTTCGGGAGCCTCGTCGTCCATTATGTCGCACATCGAACCGCAGAACACTTTACGCTTGACGCTTTCCTTGGCGGCTTTCTTATCCCAGCGCAAAGGATCGTTCCAGTAATGATCGCTCATAATCCGGCGTGACTCGCCTTTGCCCCAGTGTGCTCCGCCGACGCGCTTATCAAAGGCTTCAGCATAGCAGTGATCGCAACCTGGAGACACTTTCGTGCAACCCCACCACGGATTGAACGTCGCGTCTGTCCAAGAAATGCCAGTTGTCTCTGCCACTACGAATCCCCCTTCAACTCTGATTCCCCGTGAGAGATGAACTCTCGCAGAATCTTCGCCCCGCATTCCCAACTGCAAACCTCTTGCGGCTCATCGGCAGCTTGATACGGCAGAGCACTGGACGGTGGAACCATTGCGATAAAACGCGGCACATCCTGCTCGCGTCCGATTCCAATGCGCGCGAATATCTGACTCTGTTTCAACTCTTGTCCGCAACCGTCACAGGTGATGATTTCGATTCTCATTCAGCAATCCCCCTTCAACTCCCGGATGCTGGCCGAGACCTGCTCGGGATGGTCAGCCGGGTCGATCCGTTCATAGCAGGCGTCGCACACGACGTCCCACTCCGATTCGGGGACGGCGCCGAAGTAAGATTCCATCTCGGCTGTCGCGTCGGCGCGCGTCCAGGTTCCGTCCGTAACGAACTCGAACGTCTCGCGGCACAGGGTGCAGGTGAAAGTGTTCATACGGTACTTCCATTGCGGTACTGCTCGTTGCAAATTCTTCGCTCTGCATTCAGCCGCGCTTGGTCCAATAAAAACGAGAGTTGAGACCGTCCATGCTTTGTGTCTGGAATGCGGCAATTGTTTATGTACGGCACTCCATTCGCATCGATGGTTAGTTCTTTCGGTAAGTCTTCCGGCTTGAGCATGTAATATTCCCATAACGCATTCCGTTCAGCGTCGAGCTGTTTGCTGATCTGCGCACATGCACCTTCCCAGATATTCGGTTTATCGCTCGTCATCTTCCCTCCACCTCGCACATCAGGTCGTCGCTCAGCAGACTTATTCGGACGGCCAACGCCGTCGAGGATGCAGAATCACAGCTCCGTCTTGCGAAACGTACACAGCCCCAATGTCTGGATTGGCGGTCCGCATCGCTTCATTTCTGTTTATCCATCCATCTTCGTACAGCAACCAATCTTCCGGCTTCGATCCTACGACGTGCGCGAGCACCCAGAATGGGATTTCAAAACCTTCCGCGTTCAGATTCATCGTTTCCTCCCGCCCGAGTGCACCTGCCGGTTGTGCCGCTGGAGGTCGTCGATGCTCTCGAAAGCCTCCGGCGGGTCGCAACTGTGGCACCAAGCCCGCGCAGGCTCCCCGATTTGCTGCATCCACTAAACAAAAATATGCAATTCATGCGATCAGATCAAAGAGCGTTGCCGCTGTACGTCCTTCAGTACTACCCATCCACGGGGATCGATCTTACTAATTGAGAATTCGGGGATTCTGACGACGTCCTCGATACGAATCAACGTCGCAAAAGATGCGGCGCGTTTTTTTGCCCAGAACTCGGAATCGTCCATGCACAATGCAGTGGCAAACTGCTCAATTTCAGACCAAGTCGTCGGATCAAGGTGATAATACCAAGCATTCGATACCCGACAGACTCCGCAAATTGGTCCGCTCGACTGCTTCAACACCACCAGATCCCCCTTTCTGACTTGCTCAAAGGGGGCGTGCCGATGAACGCTAAATCTAGATTCGATCGTCTTCTTTCCTTCAAGAACGAATCTGAGGTATGGTTCAATGAAAACCGCAAGATGAATGCTGTTGTCCAGAGTCTCTGCAAGGATGCCCTCCAGAAGTCCAGATAAAACAGTTCCTGCAATCTTGCCCCTGAGTTCAGGAAGCAAGTCGTTAGTCCACCAATCAGGTCCCTGCGTCATGTGCCTCTTAGCTTTTTGATTCCGCGATCAAAATGTTCAAAAACATTTCCAAGCGCTCGGCGTAATCCGGGGAAGGTTCAGCAGTTCAGTTTCGGTCTTCTTTTCGTCTTCCGCTGCCTTGTCCATGTCCTAGAGTACCGTTTCCGAGCTATTAGGCGACTTGAGAGCGATTGCCGGGGCTTCCGGGTAGATTTCCTCAGTCTTTTCCCCGGCAGGCTCCCTGAACAGCGGTTTCCTGCCGATCCTCAGCTTTTTCTTCTGGTACCGCTTCTGCTTGCGCAGGCGCGTCCAGTGGCAGACGCAGAGGGCCAAAACAGCCATCCCCAGCTTCCGCGGTCGTGCCGGATGACCGCAAGCCTTCTGCTGGCCATCCGACTTCGAGCGCGTCATGTAGCTGCAAATCACTTGATGTTCGCTTCCTTAAACCCGACTGCGATCTCTGGCGGTAACGGAATCTGTTGCTCTGTCGGTCGCCAGAGATGCAGGCAATATGGATGATTATTGATCCACTTAGACTTTGGAGGATGCAACTGCATGACCGTGTCTTCGTCGTCCCAGAACAGCGATTTCACGAAGCACATTTCATCCCAGTTCGGACAACGATTCGAGAGCGACACCGAAACATGCTCCCACGGAATCTGCTCGTTAGCATCACCCGGGCTTGCGATGATCCTAAGCATTCGGAAGTGTGGACCTTCGATTTCAAACGAACCGTAATCCGCTCCAATCGGAGAACCATATAGGCCGTTGCGTATTCGATGCCGCTCTAATTTGCCTGAGAACTTCATCACGCCCCCTCTCCGAACAGACTCTCTCCGTCCAGCGGGTCAGCTTCGACCACGCCTTGCTCCGCCGGAGAGTCATCGACGAATACCTGACCTCCGAGTTCCAAAAGATGCTCGACATGAACGAACAGTTTCCCGTTCTTTTCGTGCTCCGAGACTTCGGCTCTCATCGCCAATGCAGGCTTTATCTCGCCGCGCTGTTCGAAATACTTGTGCAGCGATTTGTGCCAGATGCAAAGATAACCCTTTCCTTCGTTCGTGAGCACTTCGAGTTGAAGCATCGTCTTTTTGTTGATTGTTTTTTTTTCCACTCCAATTAGAGAGTAGGCGCGGTGGTTCGTCGGCTTCGAGGTCAGCCTGTCCTGCTCCGCCTTCGCTGCATATTTGCAGTCCGGCTCGTGGCCGTTCACGCCGCCGCAGTTCCCGCACTTGACGTCCATGTTCGGCTGCTTCTTCGGCTCGACGATCTCTTCGGTCTCGTCCGGCTTCGGGAAGGTCACCGGGGCGATGTTCGCGGCAGGGTAGAACTCCGGCGCGATCTCCTCGGCCCGTTCGTTGTCGTCCTCGACCACCTCTATCCTCCCAGTGCCGAGCATCTTCCGCGTCTGCTCGAACAGCCTCGCATGGTCCGTCATCCGCCCGATCAGCTCGCTGATGCCCGCTGCCTGAATCTCCAAGTTCAAGGCATAGATCGTCGTCGAGTGGCGCTTGTTGTCTTTTTCGGACATGTAACTCGTCTTCTCCGGCCTGACGACTAGCTTGGCCCTGATGCCCGCCAGCCTCCCCCCGGTGATCGTCTGAATCTGCTGGATGCTGGAAGAGATTTGCATGATGCTCCGGTACGACCCGGTGTGAATGCGCGCCACCGATCCGAGCTTCGGGAACGCGGCCAGCATGAAGCGCAAGTCGCCCGACGGCTTGCAATCTCCGCGCTCGAAGTCCGGACAGGATTTTCCGCACGGAGTCCACGGTTGCCCGTCCGGGTGCTCCGGCGTCCTTCGCGTGGCCGACTGCCCATCCCCGAAACACTTGCACTCGGATGCGGTGAACCACGCCAACTTCGTCGGGAAGACGTTTTCCAAGTCGTCATCCAATAGGACGATTTCGAATTCCTTGCACTTGTTTCCGTATGCCTTCGTAAGGTCCGGATCGATCTCCCAGGCGTTCTTGCTGGAAGGAGACTTGCGCAGGAACACAAAGCAATCGAGTTTTACAGGAGCCTTGCGACCGTGCTCTGGGTCAGGCGGCAGACCGATCGCCACCTTAGTGCTCACGGCCAACCGTTGGATGGGACTGCCGTCTTCCGTTGTCGTTATTCCGCGAATCATGGTATTCTCCTTAGAAAATTCTGTCGATGATCTCTACTAAATACGCCGCGTCCACCTTCTCGGGGTCTTTTTCTTTCAGCCGCTCGATCAATTGGACGAAGTAAGCGGTGTCGACGCCGGTCAACTGATCTTCAAGCACGTTCAAGTCTTTCAGATTCAGTTCGCTGATCTGCATCGCCATCTTGAGAATCTGTCCTGCGTTGACTCTCCATCCGCGCTCGATGAACTTCCGCAAGCGGACGACAGAGCAGATCGGGTACTTGCTGCCGACGTAGCGCAGTTCCCTCGCCAAGAGAGATTCGAGGGCTGCTGGTCGGAGCACGAGTTCGCTGTCCCAACTTTTCCAATAATTAGTGCAGTGGACGAAGTCGTAGTTCGCGTGTATCTCGTCCGGTTCTCCGTAGAATCTGAGGATGAGCTGGATTTTACCGCTCAGCGTGATCGCGTTCGAAGTCATGAATACAGGCCGGTGCTTCGGCTTGTCCTTCTCGTCTTCCGTTGCCAGCGCCTTGGCTTCGATCTCTTGGTGAGTATCTTCAATCTGCGCGGGGTCTTGGATGACTTCTCCGACGTAGGCTGCCGCATTCTCGTCCGGTGCTCCCTCGAAATATTGGTACGGCTTCTCGGTTCCTTCTGCACTCGCGATGCCTGCAGATTTGCAGACAACCTTGATGCGAGTCCCGTCGTCAAGGATGCTCAGCGGAACGTCGATCCCGTTCTTCTTCCCGGGCTTAAACCGCGCTAAGCAGTAGTTCGCCACTGCGAGCGTCGTGTCATGATCTCGGAAGTACAGATCGAAGTCATTCACTTCTTCCCCGAGCAGCATAGAAGCAATCGAACCGCCGGTGACGATCACGCCTTTCGACAACTTCTCTTTTAGTGCGGCGTCTTCAATGGTTTCCAGCCAGCCATCGACCTTGCGGCGGATTATGCTTTTGATCGTCTTCGTCTTCATGCCGTGCTTGTGCTCTGTCATTTCACACGTCCCGCGATCACTGGAATGTTTCGGGCGATCACTCCCGGTATATTCATGGTGCTCTTGTCTGCCTTCGCCCTAGCGTTCAACGCGACTTGGTTCGGCAGGATGTACTCGTAAGAAACTTTCCCGGCAGCGACGGCCTTCACCAGTTTAGCGATGTCAGTCACTTCTGCCGACCAGTTCTCGCGCATTTTAGAGATGCCGGCGGCCCGCTGGTAGGTCGGTGCGACCGGAGCGGCCACGACGGCGACCGGAGCCGAGAAGATGTCGTCCACCTGTTCCTTCGAAGCTCCCGCCTGTTCTGCTGCGATGGCTGCTTTCAACTGTTCTTCCTTCGCCAGCCGCTCGGCTTCCTCTTGAGCCTTGCGCTGCGCTTCCTGCCGGATGCGTTCTTGCTCCATATCCCACGCGACTATCGCGGCTTTCACAACGCGTTCCGCTTGCGCGGCTGGCGCGTCGCCTTCCTCGAACTTCGCAGTGATCGCCTTCCACGAATCGTAGGCCGCCTTCTTGAGCGGATTCCAGTACTCCGCCCATCGCTTGCGGAAAGGGATGATTTGTTCCAAAAGCAGCGCTGACGCTGAATCATATGAAGGCTGGTCTGTGATCTTGACGAGCGCGGCCTTTTGCGTGACCGTCAATGCTTCCTGTTTTAGTTCCTGTTCCTGATCAATCGTAGTTGCCATTCATTTTCCTCAATTCTTCGATGAACCTAGATATGTCGCTGTCAAATGATGCCAACGGAAACTCTTTTACTTTGTAATCTCCGTCCGGTAAGAGACTCAATCCTATTCTTCTTATCGTCCGTGCCAGAGAGATGTTCGGCTGGATCAAGACGCACTGGGCAGCGAGTTGAAAACGGGTCCACTCTGCTATCGCTCCTGTCTTGAATTCCACAACCACATGTTGCCAAAGTGGCAACTTGCCGTAACGGTCTGGAATCCCACAGTAACCCAGAGCCGATGCCATCGGCTTCTCGATCAATAATGGGACGAATCCACTATTTTCTTTCCATGTCTTATAAGCGCGGCGGTATCCGAGCAAGGAGCGCGGAACCTTACGGTAGTTCAGCAATCCTTCGTCCTCAAGCTGCAGCATCCAGTGGACGGACTTTCCACGGTTCATCGCATGGATGCGAACGTCCTCTGCAACGAAAGAGAAGTCGCAGATTCCAGATGCGGCTAAGACTTGCGTGATCGAAGGACGCCTGACTCCGCCGATGCTGAACTCGTGCTTGGCGCGGTCGAATTTGAAATCTGTGATCATCGCATCACGCTCGGCATCGTCCGACTCCAGTAGTCTCGCCCGGCGTTCGGGTTCCTGCTGCGCTGCTTCCTGTCGCGAACGCAGGAGCAGCAAATTCTTGACCCGCGCTCCAGTTGCCACATCTTAGGGCTGAAGCAGTTCACGTCCTTTTCGAGTTTGCAGTAGTTGCAATACTTAAGCGGCCGCTTCACAGCTTCACTCCGAACTCGTGGAGTTCCTGTTCGAGCCAGTGCTTCGAGATTCCGTCCTCCCGGAACGGCGGCTCCAGCCCCATCGCCAGAGCCTCGGAGTCCGTCAGCGGCCTGACCAGGTGTTCGCTTCCGCCGTCCCTGTGCATGAAGGCAGCGTTCGCCGTGCTTCCCTTCCAGCCGCATCCCCTGCAGTACCAGGCGATGGTCATAATTTCGCGAGCCTTTCCCGGAGAATGCGGTGAGCCTCGAACCGGTTCGGAGCCGAATCGACCGCATCGCTCATCATGTCCATCGAAAGCAAGATTCGCTCTTGGGCGTCATCGTAAGTCTCAGCGTCCTCGCAGTCGAAGCAGCGCATGAAACGGCGGTACGCGGCAACGTCTTTCTCCGTCGCATTCGGGTTCTTATCCCGCAATCCATCCATAATTTGCTGGTCACTTAGCATGTTCCTTCTCCATTTCCCTACGTATCTCCTCTGCCCTCTGCGCCAGCCGCGACAGGTCGCACGGGCATCCCTTGGCGTGCTGGCCGGTTAGCATGACCACGGAGCCGCAAGAGCAGACGGCCTCAGCCTTAGCTTGATTGAAGGCAGCATTGTGCCTGTCGAGCGCGGCTTGGTCCCAACTAGCCATGATTACGCGCTTTCTGTTCATTCTGGCAATTAACGCATTCCTGATTTGCAGTCGGAGTTGCTGTCAGAATGAAGCCAAGAACCTGAGCGAGCGATTCAAGTTTACGCGCGTGTTCTGCGCACGATGGCACGTCCTTACCCGGCCAATGAACGAGTAAAACTGCTTCAGCCATGGTGGTGCCTCCCCACGTACCACTCGACGAGCCAGCCCCCCCAGGCACAGACCGCCGCAGAACAGGCTCGTCCACAGCGCCAGGAGCAGGACGTTCTCCAGGTAAAGGTTCATAAGTCCTCCTACCACATCGATCCGCATTGAATGCAGCGGCTCGGATACATTGGCATCGCCAGCGTCCAGAGTCCGAACGTCAGCAGTATGAGCAAGCCCGTGCCGACTCCCCAGCGCTTCGAGAAGCCGCGCCTCATGTCGCAGTGTGGACAATACGCTTCGTGCACGGTCATTCCTCCCACTCGATTCGGACGCAGGCAATGCGAGATGACGTGGCCCGCGCATCGGCGTGTGCTTTACTTAGGAAAATGAGGCATCCAGTTACACAACCGAGCTGGACTTTTTCTTCGCGCAAAATGTTGATCCAACCTTCGCGCTTCGCTGGAGCCATGAAGAGGTCTAATTCGTGTTCGTAGTTAGAATAGCGGCCGTTGTACTTCCATGTAACTATCGAATTGTCCAGCACGCCAGCGAGCGAAGGAAGGAAGAGAAGTCTATCCGGCGACAAGGCGAACTCGTGGAACTGAGTCACCGTCCTTCCGTCCCGCGTCACCACAGAAGCACCTTCCAACGCCGCTTTCAAGTCGAATGGTTTCACGGCTATTTCTCCATCCCGAAGAACGGCGCCGGGTGAACGTCGATCACCGTGTACGTGAACGTGTTCGAGTCCTCCAAGGTACAGGTGTCCTCTACCACAAATCCGTTCTCGTCCTGGTAGGCGACGTAGAGTTCCCCGCCGTAGTAGTCCTGAAGGTAGTCCGTCCGCGTGAACGAGACCGTGTAGTTCGCGTCCCACTTGCACTCCAGCGGGAGAACGATCGTCGCGCTGGCCTGCGGCAAGCCCTCCTGGGAGAGCGTCAGCGTCCCCGTGGCCACGGTCAGCCCGGCGAAGTTCCAGCACTTCGGTTGCGCCAGCGCGGTGCCGGCGAGCAACAAGATTGCGAGCATCAGTTTGGTCTTCATTGTGGTTCTCCTTTTTTACCTGCAAAATTTGCAGTCAGAACTTCTCGAACATCACGACCCAGACCGCGCGCCAGACGGCCGCGCAGACCAGAGCGGCCACGACCAAGCGGAAGATCGCGAACCAGTCCTTCCTCGTGAGCGGCTGCCAACAAGCGAGCGCCCAGCGGCGGCGACGAGTTTGAAAATCAGTTTCCGTCATAAAAATCTTCCTCCAGGCAGACTCCTTCTGTACTGCTTTAGGGGTTTTGCTCCCTTGCTACTGTTCTCGTCTGTTCTTACGTCTTGAGAAAGTAGGTACGGGTTGAACAAGCAGTTAGTGTGGAGGGTAGTAGGAGAATCGCCAGAATTCACCCTTTCGGCACTGGCCCATTGGCCTCCGTCCCCCAGCCTTGCTCTCTCTGCCTCCGACCTTCCGAGGCTTACGTCTTGCAGCGGCCCGTTAATTTTCGGATGTACGCAGTGCCGCGAAGCTACCGCCCGATCGCTCGGGAAACAGACGTGGGTCTCCCGGTCAATTGGATCAGGCTCGAATTGTGAGAGTGAGGCATTTGATCGGGTGAAAGTTCGTACTCTCTGGTGGCCGGTCCACCCGATCAAGAATTTCCCGGCCAGCGCAGAGAGCAGAACCGACCTAAGATTATCACATCCTAAGCCGATGTCTAGAACTTTTTTCATTTTACTGTCCTCCTGCAAGTTTGCAGGACAGGCCGCCCAGCCCGAGACGGCCCGTCCCCTCTCAGCGGTCAGCAGCAACGGGCGAAGTAGAGGCGACCGCTGAAACCTTCTTGCCGAAACGATCACATTCGTAGAGAACCTTCCCCACCCTGAATCCGATCTTGTAGGGATACTCTGGGTTGTCTTTCCACTCATACAAGTCGGCCTTATTGATCTCGACAGCGATATAGCGGTCGCCTTTAACCGTGCGGAACTCATCGCAGAAATACGGAAGCGAGCAAGCATGGAATTTACCACCGCCACATTCACTGTTCTTTGGTTCCCATGCTTTATGCTCGACCGTAGAACCCACCAGCCATAGTGTTTCATTCTCGGTATTTTCCTGCGTCTTCCAGTCAACGGAAACTCGCTTGTAAAGTACGACTTTGTCACTTTCTTCGACTGCGTTGCGTTCAAACCATCCTAAATCCTTGATGATCTGCACGTGGCAGTGTTTGGACTGTTTGCCTATATTCAGATTGATCGTGACTGGAAGGAAGGCTACAGAGAAGCCATGCAGCAGAATCTTTACGAATGCAGAGAAGATGCGCACAACAGAGTTCTCCCACGCCACGACCGAAGAGTTCTCCCACGCCACGACCGAAGAGTTCCCCCACGCCACGACCGAAGAGTTCTCCCACGCCACGACCGAAGAGTTCCCCCACGCCACGACCGAAGAGTTC